TCAAGCGGCTTGACTGTCGATCCACGCTCTCCGGCGACGCGCGGCGGCGGCCCGCTGAGCTTCGGTTCTCTTGACGTAGAGGCGCGCGGCATCAGGGGTGCGGTGGCCGGAAAGGGCCATCACGCCTTGCTCGGTCAATTCCGCGTCACCCAGTTCGGTTAATCCGCCGTGGCGGCAAGCCGCGAGCGTTACGTGATCCCCGAGTTTCGCTGCTGTCCGGGCATCCCTCACCAGCTTGGCCGCGTGGTGAGGATCGATAGCCTTCGGGTCACCCTTGCCTCGGGGCCGGAACACGCTGATGGCCGGCGCAATGCGCTCAAGACCGTCAAGGTAGGCCATAATCTCCGGAAATAGTGGACCTTTTTTGTCCGTGAGCGGCAACCAGACACGCTCGCCGGTCTTGTGGTGCACGATTCGCACCCATTCCGGCCGCTCGGGCGGCCGGTAATCCTGCCACGTGAGATGGCCCGCAAGCACGTTTTCTGGCCGTTGGTGCCATTCGAAGCAGACGAGGGGGACGGCCGCGAGCCACGGCTGACCTGCCGCGACCAGCGCTTTGTGCAGTAAGTAGGCCTCATCCCGCGTCGCTGGACGGGTGGTCTCGTTGCCGTGCACGAGTTCGACACCGCGCCAGGGGTTCTCGGCTGGCACGTCGTCCGGATAGAGGCGGCGCACGACATCCCATGCCCGCGCCATCCGCATGATGCACATCACGGGGACGCGCACCCGCGAGCCGCGCGGACCGGTCTGAAGCTTCTGGTAGAGGCGATCGACGGCTCGGGCCGAAATTGAGGGGAGCAGAGCATCCCCGAGCGGCGTCCCGTTCTTCAGCTCGAAATCGAGCACGAGGTCGAGAATGTAGCTGTAATGATCTCGGTTTGGTTCCGAGACCTTGTCCCACGCGGGGCTGCGCTTGTAGCGCTCGACGAGCCAACGCAGGGTGCCGACGCGGGCTGGATCGAGAATCTTAACGGCCCCCTGGCCGCCTCGCCAGGCGTCGAGGTGGGTGTTAAGCAAGTCCGCCCGGCCTTTGGCCTCAGCATAGGATTTTCCGAGAGGTTCGCCCTGGATGGGGCAGCCGGCGGCGGTGTCCTTTGAGCGCGGCTCCCAATAGTAGGCGGTGTCGCCCGATTTGAGGCGCCGCGCGATCATGTATCGGGGCCAGCCCTCCGGCTTCATAGCTAAACGAGATCGGCGATGTCGGGCGCAGACTGGGTCTGGCCGGTGATCCGACCGATCGCCGCGTCTATCTCCTCCTTCAGCCATCGGTCCCCTTTCCCGCTGATATTGTGTGGTCGAGGATACAACTGGCCGACAGCCGAACGAAAGGCCTCAACGCTACGCTCATCCACATAAGCGGCGGCGGTCTCGGCTCGCATCAGCCGAGGCCACTGTCCGGGATTGTGGACGGGACGGGCCATCAGGCGGGCTCCTCCCGGTTGGCCAGCTCGAGCAGGACGTCGGCGTGGCAGGGCTCGCCGGGCTTGCACCAGCAGGCGAGGTTCTTTCCGCGGAGCTCGCTGAGGCTGGCAAGGATCACCGCGCGACGGGAAGACATTTCGTTCGCGAGGGCCGGATGTTGCTCGAGCCAGAGGCGAAAGGCATCGGCCGCTGTCTGGGCGCCCGCCTTGAAGACAGCCTCAGTCGGGCGGTCAGAGCGAAACGGATTGCCGAATTTTGAGGACCGGTCGACTCGCACCGTGTTCTCGGGCATGCGCCAGCCCTTGGCGCGCGAGAGCGTGATGCGCTGGGGGCGTTGGTCGGAGAGCCCGATGCGGCATCGTGCTGCCCGGAGAGCAGCCCAGGCGGCTTTCGTATTGGGGACCGCCGGACCGGTATCGCCGGAGATCAGGCCAGGCGCAGGCGGCTCGGCCAGTGCCTCCACGGCAGCGACCGGCACAGGGAAGGTGTCGTCGCCATCGTTGTAGTATCCCGGCGCTTCTGCAATCTGCGCCGCCGTGTAGCGGCCGGCCCAGGGTAACGGCCAGCAATACCCGCTGTTGTCCGCGCGCCAGAGCGTCACGAAGGGATGCGCGCGAAGGGTGTGCTTCGGGCTTACGAGATAGAATTCCTGGCCCTCGCGATCCTCAGGCATCGGCAAGCATCTCCCGCTGAAGGTGAGCCTCACCCTCTCGTGTGAGCTGCAGCTTGTCGGGCTGGATGAAAATAAGCCAACCGGCGCGAATGCTCTTCAGTATTCCCCGGCATGCGTCGCCACCATCGTAGCCGGCGGACTCGATGAAGGCCGTCGCCATGTGCGCGCGCGTGGCTTCGTTGGGTGCGGCTGGACGGTCGCTCGAGTCACTCATTCCGCGCGGCCTCCGCATAAGCCGAGCCGTCGGCATCGGCTGCTTCGAATGCGCGGATCGCAACGTCAGCCAGCTTTAGGAAGCTGTCCCGGTTGAGGGTCCAGTCCGGGCCAGGATGCCATGTTGCAGTGAGCCCTCCGCCAATGTCCGTCGTCAGCTCGGCAGTGCTGGCGATGTTCTTAAGCGTGATGCTGTCCCTCACGTGCGGAGGGGTTGTGCTGTTGAAAATCGCAAAAGCGATCTGCTCGCGGAGCCAGTCGTTCCTGTCGGTGTTCATTCCGCGGCCTCGGCGCTGGGGGTTGCGGAGATCAGGCGCAGGCTCTCGACGAGGGCGGCGCGGTATTTGGCGGGCACGGAGGCGAGGAGGGCCTCGTCGGTGCGCTCCGTGGCCTCGCGCAGCTCTGCCACCAGGTCCTCGCCCGCGCCGGAGAGGACGACCACGTAGGCGCGCTTGTCGACATGGTTGCGGCGGCGCGTCACCAATTTGCGCTTGAGCAGCCGGCGCACGATGTCGGCCATTGTGGAGCGGTCGATGCCGGTGCGTGCGGTGAGCTGCGTCTGGCTCGCGCCGTCGGTGCCGTCGAGCGCGACCAGCACGGCCGACTGTGCCGGGGTGACGCGGTTGCCGCGCGCCTCGGCCAGGAACGCAGCGTCGGCGCGCTGGCCGGCGCGGTGGATCAGGTGGACGATGGGGGTCGTGGTCATGCGGCTTCGTGCTCCTCGTCTGGGTTGAAAAGATCGGGATCGGGATCGGGATCGGGGGGCGCGGGCTCTGGCTCGAATGGGCCGATCTCCGCGCCGGGAAACGCGCCGAGCACGGCGCCGACGGCGGGGTGCTGCTCGATCTGCTGGCGCACCGCCATCTCGCGCACCTCGCGCAGATCCGCCTCGATGGCGGCGCGCACGGAGATGTAGTGGCGGAACAGCGTCTGGAGCGTGTCGCGGATGTTGCGCGCGAGCGCGATCTGGCGATCGGCCTGCTCCTGCGTCATGCGCCCGTCTGCGACGCGTTTTGCGTACACGCCGTAGCGATACCTGAGTTCGCGCTTGGCCTCCTCGATCTGGTCGGCGAGGGAGTAGCGGGCGCGGGTCGGATCGGGCGTGGGCGTGGTCATGACGGGCTCACGCGCTCCCTGATGCGGGAAGATCAGCAAGCACATCGGCCGGGACCTCGTGGTTTTCGATCCGGCGCTTCACGACGCGGGCGACGTCGTACATGTCGGCGATCACCTCTGTGAGGCCCGCAGCGGCGATTTTGTCAGCGCCGGCCTTCGAAAAGACGTCCGCGAGCTTCCGCATTTCACGCGGCGTGGTCAGCAGGGTGCAACCCGTCGAAAGCTGGATGGCGCATCGCCACCCGTGCGCAGGGTCCCACGCCTCGGCAACCATGATGCTATCGGATTGCAGGATGTGCGCCGCGAGTGCGGCGAGCGCTTCACGACCGTTCGCCATCGGCGGCCTCCGGAGCGGGAGCGGCGGCGGGGACGCAGTGCCTTTTTGCCAGACTACAAATCCGATAAGCCCACCGCTTTCGGTGCCAGTTCGGGCAATCTAACGGGGCACTAAAAACCACTCGTCGAGTATCGTCTTCTATCAGATCACCAAACGGCATCGACCGAACGACGAGCACTGACAACCGGTCGCTGGGGAGCTGAGAAAGGCGACGCACAAGATCTTTGAGAGCTGGTGCCTCAGCCATGGTCACTCGGTCTCCCTCTGATCTATTTGGCTGAGCCATTTGAGGCCGTAGACGTGCACGATCTTCGTCCCTGCCTGCTGCATAACGACCCCCTTGTAGCCGTCAGAGCGCTGGTAGAACCCGATCACGGTGCCAACAAAGCCGTCGTGCTCAATGGCGTAGAGATCTCCAAGCTTTGGGGAGGGTGTCTCAGTTTGAGGTGCGGACGTGCGCACTTCCTCGTGCGCGGCCAGCTCAGAGCGGAGACGGGTGATCTCGGCCTCGGCCGCATCCAGGTAGCGACGCAGAACTACGGGGCCGTTGCCACGCGCACTGCACTGCTCCAACACGAGTTCGACCGTGTGCACGGCGAGGTCAAAAGAGATATCGGGTGTCTCAGCCATCTGCGGTGCCTCCCCTGTGTTTGATTTTCTGACCGCAATAAGGGCATGCGTGCTTGAGCGAGATCTGACGCGCACCGTTCGTGCGCTCAATCAAGCTAGCGCTGGCGAGAGCGGCAACGTGCTTGCTCATTGAGCCAACGGACTTCGTGCCGGTAAACTCGCAAAGCTCTTCCAGGGTGGGCGCAAATCCGTACTCAGCAACGTGCTGGCGGATAATGCGGAACACCGCGGATTGACGTTCAGTCAGCATCTGCGGTGCCCTCCTCCGGCCATTTCATCCAGTCGGCGCGGGGGAAGCGGTCGCTGAATGGGCTCCAATCTGGTGCTCGCGTGCTCACGAAACGCCACTCCAACGGAAGTGGACGCGGCTCGTCGTGTGCATTTTCGATGATGATCATGGCGTGATCTGCGCTCTCGGCGCGGACGGCGGCACAGATGGTGCGCGCATCGTCGGACAAGCGGCAGCCACTCACCCACCACGGCCAATGAAGCTCCCACTGGCCGTAATTCTTGTCGTACCAGCTCACCCAAAAGTTTTTGAGGTCACGGTTCATCGGTGCCCTCCGGTGAGAGGGGACGCGGTATGTTGGCGAGAGCAAAAATTTCGCGGGCCTTGCCCTTCATTTCCCACGTCGTCTCGCCTTCCATGACGAGGTTCACGAGGAGGGCGACGCACTGCTCCAGTTTCGCGATCCGTTCCTTGTCTGACGTGGCCATCACCGTCCCCCTTCCTGAGTAGAGAGACGGTCGGCCGCAATTTTCTTCTTTTCGCGAAGCTCTCGTTCGATTTCGCGCAGGCCGCCAACGATCCCGCCTCGGAGTGCGAACGTCCGACCTTCGACCCTAAAATAGACCCCGCCTTCGCCTCTGGGCTCGATGATTACGGTCGCGCCTACCATAACGCTCATCCGGGTAACGATTGGCTCTGCCATCACCCCTGTCCTCCTTCAGTGCGGGCGTGGCGGTTCACCTGCTCTTCCGCGCCCATTTCGATGATGACGAGCGCGCGGGTGAGGCTCCCCTCTGCTTCGCGCAGCAGCCTCCGCGCGTTCTGGAAATGTGTTTTTGGGGAGCCTTCGCGACCACGAGCCTCTAGCCCGCGCGCGATATCGGATGTGGCACTGTTCGCTTCAAGGAGTGCCGCAAGAGCCCACGAGTGTGCGTCGCCTTCGAAGTCACGCGCCATCCCCGCCTCCGTCTTGCTGGTCACGGGCGGACAAAGCGCGGAGGAGGGCGAGGATCATGGCGAGCGCGACCGAACTCTCATGCTCGACGGCAACGTTGACGCCGCCGTGCTCTGGCGACACAAGTTCCGCGCCGAATAGCGGTTCGTCAGGCCGTGTCCTGCCTTTCGCGACGTGCCAAAACGTCCCCGGCAATTGCTCCTCTACGAGAGCCAGAGCCGCGTCGAGGGAGGAGGTGAAATACGGAGGTTCATACCGAACCTGCATATCGCCAACAGGTACCGTCGCAGATCCGTCGATTTGCCACGAAAGCTTGATTCCCATGCTTAAGAATTGGTCAGGCAACTTCAGATCAAGTACGCGGAAAATGAGAGCATCCAGCTCCCGCCCCGGCCCGGTCGCGTTCTCGACGCGCTCGATCAATGCTGAGAGGTCACCCTGCATCGCGCTCTCCCTCGTTGCGGGCGTCGTCCTCGGCCCAGTCTGGATCTGGCGTGAAAGGCTGATCAGCGCGCTCGCCGCGCGACTGGCGGAGCTTGTGGGCGATCTCGGAAACGTTCGTTCGTGCCAGGCGCAACAGCCGGATAGCTTCCGGCTTGTCGTTCCAAACGCCGAGATAGTTGAGCGCACTGTTGATGATCTCGGCGGTCGCGTCTGCATTCCCTGTCGCCCGCTCGACAAGGATCGCTGCTGAGCACGCCGGACAAAAGCAGCGATCTGAGCCATCAACCTTGATCGGTCCGCGCGCCGGCGCGCCTGTGAGTTCGCATTTTGCTGTCACCGCTTGCCCTCCAGCTTGTCTTTCCGCTGCTCCCAATGCCCGTCGGACCAGCCGCTGGCGTCGGGTGTCCATTGCTCGATCTCGCCGCAGACGAGGCACAGGCGCGTGTCGCCGAATTCGGCCGCGTTGTCGGTGTCCCATGTGTGGCCCGCGCGGCGGCAGGCGGGATGGCGCGGGCGGCTCGCGCGCCAGATTGCGACGACGGCCGCGAGGAGCGCCGCCAGCAGCGCGAGCGCGGCCCACTGGCCCATGCTGAGCGCTGGGATCATCGGGAGCCCTCCAGCACGCGCAGGCGCTGCTCGGCCTCGTGCAGGCGCCGGAGCGCGCACGGGAGATCGCACGTCTCCACCGTGCCGGCCTGCTGCGCCGGCTGCGGGCGCCGCTCCGGGTGGAGTGCGTAGAGGGCGGTGCGCCCAATCATCCAGAGCGCAACGACGCACACGAGGATTGCGACCAGGCAGTGGACGATCAGGCGCCGGCACGCCGCGGCGTTGGCCGGAATTCCGCGCTCGTCGTGCTGTGCTGGCGTCGTGTCGCTGTCCATCCTGCTCCCCTCGTGGTCTGACCGGAGCCGGCGTCACCCCCGCGGTGACCCGACCGCCTTGCCCTCGCCAGCGGCTCGCCGCCGGCTCCGGTCTCCTGTCCGAGGCGTGGCCCTCGGAATTCGTATCGTCAGCGGCTCGGCTCAGGCAGCAGCGCGACCACCACACCGAGATCGATGCGGGCGCTGCGCAGCTCCTCCTTCTCGCGGTAAACCTTGCTGCGGTGCTCGAGCCGCTCGAGCAGCGCGTAGAGCTTGCGCAGCTTTGCGCGGGCGCTGGCCGCGTCGACGCCAGAGATCGTGAGCGGCGGATCGGCCTCGCCCTCGAGGGGGCGGCGCATCAGCGCCGCCGCCTCGTCCGCGCTGCTGTCGCGCTGGACGCTCATGCTCAGCCCTCGACCTTGACGGGCTTCCCGGTGATGCCGGCGCGCAGCACGGGCGGCATCTTCTCGACGGCCTCCGCGATGCGGTGCAGCTCGTTGGCGACGATGAGATCGATGGGTTTGGACATTTGGCTTCCCTCGGTAAGGTTCATGACGCAATGCAGCGTTGAATCCGGGTCGACAGACCCCCGCGCGGGTGGCACGATCCGGCGTGCAACTTTCGGGGTGCGGACGTGGGGTAAATCAACTCGACGAATAGGATGCTAGGAAATATCCTAGCGTCCTGTCAATCCGTGAAATGTATAAATCTAGGAAAATCCTGGATAGCGGAGTGTGGGCCATTGAATGGCGGGCCGACAGCGGAGGGTTGGAGAGAGGTTGCGCCTGGAATCCACGTGCTTGTGGGAGACGAGATCTCTCAAACGGCTCACCGGATCCGGGAGTCGATCGGAACGGGCGAGATCCTGCGCTGCGTATACTTCGGCGGAAGCTCAGCTCCGGGGCAGAAGAGGCCGATCGTGCCGCTCTCCATCGATGGGCCCTATGTCTGGGCGCGCTGCCTCAACTCAGGCCAGCGAAAGCGATACCTTCTCGGGAAAATGCGTATCCTCGAAGAAGGACAGCCTGCCCCGGACATTGGGCCTCCAGAAGATTTGCGCTCGTCCGCGCCGCGCCGCCTGTCCCCGGTTCGCACGATCTCCGATGTGCTCGAGCGGCACAGCGCGACGCTCGAAGCTCAAGGCTGGAGCTGTGTGGCGACTGAGGACGCGTTGTCGATCTTCCTCATCTCGGATGATGGTGTACGGGCCGAAATTGGACTCGGCTTCGACGCAAAGCGCCGGCAGTGGGCCGTGGCACGAAAGGGCAAGCGCCGGGTCTTTCGGCCGACGCTCAAGGGCGCCACGACGCAACTCCTTCGATTTGCAGATGAGGAGGGTGAGCTTCCGCGAGCGAAAGAGTCCGCTGCCGAGCCCCGACAGCGAAATGTGCTCAGAGCCGCAGGTCTCGCGGCTTTGGCCCTGACGGTGGGCGTCGCGCTGGGCTTGTTGCTCGGCTAGATCGCGTTTCGCACGACGGTCCGAAGCACGCCCCGGATGTGCGGCTCGAAGGGCAGGCCGGGGTCGTCGAGGGCAAAGATCTCGTTGTCGCGTTCGCGATTCGTCATGAGCAGCCCGGGCCGCACGTATTCCCGGACCATCGTTTCGGCCGTCAGGATGGACGGATCGACGTTGAAGCAGCGCACGATGACGACCTGCTCGCTCTTCAGGTTCTCTATTGCCGAGGAAGACATGTCGAAGGCGATGACGTCGCCGGCCATGATGCGAAGCGGATGCCGGCTCAGAACGTCGGTCGCCATGCGGTAATAGGAGATGTTCTCCGCCTTAGCCAACAGGGAACCGTGCGGGGGATCATACTCGATTGCGTCTTCGCGAAAGCCGCCAGAGGAAGACGAGATCTGGCTGTTTTTCTTGATCTGTAGATCGCTCACTCCAAGCTCCGAAAGAGGCATGCCCAGCAACTCCGCAGTTAAGATCTTTTGCTCAAGCCGAAGATCGCGCGGCGAGCCGCGCTCAAGGTACTGCTGGATGTATGCGGGGTTCTTCCCGAGCTGGAGCGAGAGCCATTCCATGCTCCGCCCCGACTTCTGGAGGCTTTCCCGAATCGCCTGACGCGTGTCGCTCATGACCGCGTCATACCAGCGGCTCGGCTAGGAAATATCCTTCCCGTTAACTCGTCAAGCCGGTTGACAACTAGGATGAATCCTAGTTGTGTAACGCGCATGGACATTCGCTTGGACCTCCTCTGTCGCATCGAAGCATTCCTGGCTGAGACCGGAATGAAGCAATCGCCGTTTGGCGAGATGGCCTGTGGCGACCCGAACTTTGTCGAAGACCTCCGGAATGGGCGTGAACCCCGTTCAGCGTTACGCGCCAAGGTCCAAGGATTCATGGACGCCTACAAGATCCCGGGCGCAGCCAGTGCCGCGCCTGTGGCCAATCCGACTCGGGCCTCGGTCAGCGAAGGCGCTCGCAGAGTTTGATCTTTCAGTTGCGTTCGTTGCGTTGTTGCGTTGCGCTTCAGTTGCCCAGTCGGCAACCGCGCATGCGTGCCCGGCCCTAGCGCTGGGGGGACTTTTTTAGTTGGCGCTTCGGATGCCCACACGCATCCGCGCCGGGTCTTCCAAGCGCTGCGACCGGGCCTGTCCGGCGAGCGGATCTAACGCGAGCCGGCGGGTGAGGGGCAGCGGCCATAGCCTCCTTCCTGAGCAACTGGCCGGGCGCAGTTCATGGTCCGCCCGGCCCCTTTCAGGAGAGTGGCGACAGCGAGTGCGCGTTGCGTGCGTGAGCCGGCGGGGGTGCTGCGTGCCGGCCTGAGCACGGCGAGAGTGTGCGTCGAGATCATTCAGCAGGACGGCGGCGGGGAAAGCAGACCCGCTGGGGTCATTCTCACTGGCCGGTAACGACGCACGGCGCCGGGTGGGAGCAAAGGGAAGTCCGTGCGGAGCGAGCCGCCCGCGTGCTCAGAGGTGGAAATCGGCGGGTTACTGGACCCGCGACAAACGGAGAGACGTACAGCCGGAGTAGCGCCCGGCCCGTCCTGCTGAGTGATCTGAGGTTTAGGCCGCGTTCTGGTCGAGTGAAGCGCCCGATGAAGCCGAAGGCCAAGGCGGAGGGCGGTAACGACACGGTGGGCGTATCTCTTCACGGAAGCTCACACGAAGAGCCAGGCGGGTGAATACGTCCGCGCGGGTGCCGGACTGTCCTGGCAGCACCCGGATGAATTTCGAGGGGGACTTTGTGATGCTGGGGGCAGCGCGGAAAACGGCCGGAACGGGATGGTGCTCACGCCTGAGCGCCGCCGTCTCCGGTCTTTTTTTTGGCGCTCACCGAGTCCACGGCCGGGCCACGGTGCACGAGCGCCTGCGCGCCACCGTCGCGGGCGCGGAGTCCATGGCCGCCGACACGGCCTCCGAGTCCACGGCGCTAGCTCACGGAGTCCACGCCGACCCCGGTCACCCTGGACGTGGCTGGCCAGGGCGAGTCCCTGGCCTGGGTACCCGAGTCCCTGGACCGGAAACCCTGGTCTCTCCGGGTGCGGACGAAGGCGAAAAGCCCTGCATCCACATGGGCGCGGCCGATCTCGTCGGAGAGTTCGTCTCCTACATGCTGACCGCCGACTGCCGCATCGCGCTCGATCACACAGGCATGCTCGCGCAGTATTGGCGCTGGGCGCGCGAGTTCCGCGTGCACCGGATTCCGGACACGATTTTCCTCGCGCAGCTCGGCCGCCACGCTGAGGTGCGCAAAGGCCGCGAGCGCGCAAAGGACAAGGAGGGTCGCGTCGTGCGGCTCGCCACCGAAGCGCGCAGCCCCAAGCGGCCCGTCGTCTACATCATCGGCGAGAGCAAGCGGGCGCGGCGCCCGCGGCCCGGCACGGTGCCGGTGGCCGATCTCGTGAAAACTGATCCGGTGCTGACGCGCAACCGGGCAGCGGCGCCGCAACCGGCGCCGCAACCGGCGCAATCCGATCAACCCGGGCAACCGTTGCGGAGGGCAGCATGATCCCGTTCGACAAGTCGCTTTTGCACGTGTTCGCGACCTGGCTCGCGCTGGCGGGCATCGCGTGGGGACTGTTGCGGTTGCGTGAGTGGGCGGCGCGTGCGTGGGCCGAGCGGCCGCGCGCCGATGCGTGTGAGGGCGTCGATCTGCTCGACGACTAGCGTCGGGCGCGAGGCAGGGAGCGGCAACCGTTGCCGCAGTTGCAGACGGGGGAAGGCCAACATGGCAGACCAGAAGACTTTCACGTTGTCGATCCGGCTCTACGCCGATGGTCAGCAGTTTTCGCTCACCGAGCAGGAGCGAGAAGACGGCTCGACGTTCGAGGAAATCCTGGGCGACTCGATGGACGGCATGCCGTACCGCGAGTTTCCGATCTCGGTGACGGCGGATCTGCCGAGCCCGGACGACGTCACGCTCGCGGCCTCGCATGCCGATGTGTCGGCGAGTGTCGCCGGTACGATTTCAGCCACCGCAGCCTAGAAAAGCGAAAGCCCCGCAGCGGGAACTGCGGGGCTCTCAGAAGTGTGCGCCTCGCTCGATGTGGTGGAGCGGTCGCATTCGGCGCGGTTGCGAAGTGGGCAACTGAAGCGCCGCTAATCAGAGCAGCAGGGGCGCTGCTCGACGACGGGGATAATCTCATGATTTCCGCCGCCGCTCAAGTGCGCCCGCAACGATCTCAACAGGGGCGCCATGCCGATCTCCGATTTATCCGACACCGCCTACACGCTGCTGGTCGCCGCGTCCGCCGCCGGCCTCGCGCTCTGCGCCGTCGCCATCGTGCTGCATCTCGTGTTCCGGGGCACCCGATGAGCGGCCCGCGCTATTCCATCATACCGGGCGACTTCGCGGAGGACGCGCGCGCGGACGTGAACCATTTCCGCGTGATCAATCTCATTGGCCGCCACACCAATTCGCATGGCTGGTGCCGGCTGAAGCAGGGAAACATGGCGAAGGCTCTGGGTCTCACGCGTGAGACCGTGAATCGCAAACTCGCCGATCTCGTGCTCTGGGGCTACGTGGAGAAGCGGGCGATCGACGCCACCGGCCGCGCCATCTTCTATCGCACCGTGATGGATCGGCATGCGCCGCCGACGCTGTCGGCCGACGATGACGATGCGCATTTCCTCGACGTCGGACCTGTGAGCGACGGATCACATGTCGGATGCAACTCTGAAGGGACCTGTGAGCAACAAATCACATCAGGTGTGATCGCTAGCGTCACACCAGGTGTGATCACAGGAAATCACAACAAGAACGATCTTTCTTTAACGACCAAGAGTCCCCCCAACCCCCCAGAGGGGGGCTCTAGTGCCGATGATTGGAAGGGGCAGGTGATTGCCGCGCTTCGGGCGGAGGGGCGTTACGGGCACGGCATCGAGCACTTCATCGTGCCGCTGCTGGCGACCCTGCATCGCTTTTCGCTCGGCAAGGATCGCGTTGGCGAGTTGCGGGACATCGCTCGGCGGGCGAGCGGCGTCTCAGCCGACGCGCTCAAGGCAGCCGTCAAAAGGCTTGCGGACCAATCCCACAAGCTGACGCCGCGCCTCATCCTGCGGGAAATCGAAACTGCGCAAAAGCTCGGCGCGATGGTGGTGATCAAACGGGGCACCGTCCAGTGGCAGCGCTGGCTCGAGCACTTTCGCACCGAGATGCCCGATGCGGCCCGCGTGATGGGCCTGCCGGCGACGACGTCTTGGCAGGTGCCGGCCGAATGGCCGCCCGCGAAATCCGAACGAGGTGCCGCATGAGCCCCGCACCCCGCGCCCGGCACGAGCCGGAGGAGAACGAGTTTCTGGAGGGACGCGAGCATCCGTCCGCCGAGCGCGGCCAGGCGCTCTACGCCGGGCTGCTCAAGGGGTTGCTCGACCAGATCGACGACGCCATGCGCCGCGCCATCGAGCACGACCTCGAGCCGGAACTCCGCGCGATCGTCGCCAAGCATCTGCCCGCGCTGTCTGTTGCGCCGCCTCCCGCGCTGGGGCCGATCACCGCCGACGGCGACCGCGCGCTGCATCTCGCCTGGGGCGTCGCCAAGTTGAGCGAGCACGGCCGGCGCCTCGCGGCCGCGAACGAGATCGGCCGCGCCAGCGTCGCAACCTGCGTGGGCGCTCTGCTCGCCGCCCTGCGCGAACCCCAAACCGGAAAGGACATTGCATGATCGAGACGTGGGTTTTGCTGGTGTGGATGGCGTCGGGCGAGGTGGTGATGGTGCCGCGCGAGACCGCGCTTGTCTGCGACGCCGAGCGCACCGCCATCGAGCGCGCCGCCGCGTCGGTGTGCGTGGCGCCCGGCGCTCGCTTCCCCGTGGCCGCCTCGTGCCATCCGGCCGAGCTGCTGGGAGAGGCGGAATGATCCCGCGCACGCCCGACAGCACGTGGACGCCGGCCGAGCGCGCCGGGCTGTTCCTCACCGTCATGGGCTATTCGGCCGCCCGCGCCGCCGAGCTGTTCGGCATCGGCCGCAGCCTCGCCGAGGCGATCAAGAAGGGCGAGGTGCGAGGATGACAGGCACGGCCTTTTCGCACCCCTCGATGTTCGACACGCTGCCCGAGCAGCCGCGGCCGGGCTATGTGCCGCCGGCCGCAGGTGCGGCGGCGGTCGACATCAACAAGCCGGACGACAGCCCCTGGCCGGCCGATGTCTTCTCGGCCTTCGCGCCGTTCTCGTTCGATCTCATCATGTACGACCCGCCGTGGCATTTCTCGGCGCACTCGGCCAAGGGCCAGCGCAAAGGCGCGGCGCGCCACTACCGCACCTGGACGCTCGACAAGATCAAGAGCCTGCCGGTGGGGCAGCTCGCGGCCGCCGATGCGGTGCTCTTCCTCTGGGGCATATCTCCCCTGCTGCTCGATCGCGACCGGCCGAGCTATTCGCCGATCGGCGACGTGATCGAGGCGCTGGGCTTTCGCTATGGCGGCCTCGGCGGCTGGGCCAAGCGCACCGTCAACGACTGCGACGCGTTCGGCACCGGCTACGTGATGCGCTCCTCCATGGAGCCGTTCTTCATCTGTCACACGGGGAAGCCGCGCCACTCGAAGGCGTGCCGCAACATCATGTACGGCCTCGCGCGCGAGCATTCCGAAAAGCCGGATACCGCCTATCGCTGGTGCGAGCGGTACATGCCCGGCGCGCGGCGCATCGAGATCTGCTCGCGCACGAACAGGCCCGGATGGGCTGCGTGGGGCGATGAGACCGGGAAATTCGACGAGGTGCGGGCATGAGCGCGGTGACGGTGCAGGAGATCGCCGATCTCGTGGCGATCCGGCTCAAGGTGCCGGTGGCAGCGATGCGCGGCATCAACCGCGGGCATCCCTTGGGGGTGGCGGAGGACCGGGCGCGGTGGGCGCGCAACGCGGTGATCGTGCTCGCCCGCCGGCACACGCAGACCACCTGGCGCGATCTGCTTGGCTATTTCGCTCTGCAGAGCGGCACGGGCTCCATCGACCGGTTCCGCGCGCTGCTCGCGCGGGAGCAGGAGTGGCGGCGCGACGACGGCGAACTCGACCGCGCCATCGAGGACGTCGAGCGGCAGATCGATGCGCTGCACGAGAAGCGCATGGCCGATCGCGACAGACTGACAGTGCGGGCGTGAGGGAGACCACGGCAATGGACAGCAACCACTACAACGACGAATTGAAACGCCGCGCGGATCGCCGCCGGCAGATCCTCGACGACATCGCCGAGCGGCAGGAGGATCTGAAGCAGTGCAAGGCCGAGGACAAGGCCGACGGCTACTCGGAGAAGGCGCTGGCGCAATGCATCAAGGAGCTGCGCAAGGGGCCTGAATACCAGGAGAAGCAGCTCTCGCTCGAATTGGAGCTCGACACCTATCGCAAGGCGCTGGGGCTGCCTGTGACGGTCGAGGCCGCGCAGAAGGCGGCGCGCGAGGACATCGAGACCCTGCCGGACGATGCGGCCGAGCGAGCCGGCGCCCGCGTGCGTGGCCGCGAGACGGTGAATTGAGGAGCGCCGCGCCATGAACCCAGTCACGCTCGCGCTGGGCGAGGTCAGACGCGAGGCGCTCAGACGGAACGATCCGCCGCTGCTGTGTCAGCTCACGGTACGGCTCCGCCCAGAGCAGATGGAGCGCTTGCGCGAGCAACTGTCTCGCGACACCAGGCGCAATGTTCTGCTGCTCGGGCCGGATATCGAGGTCCGCGATTTGTTGCGTCCCATGTTCACCCTCACCGAGGAAAACCGCACGGTGCAGCTGCTGCTCGCCTGCGGCGCCGTCGTCGAGGGCTGGATGAGCCGCCGCTTTCTCGGGCGGGCAACTTTCTGGACCTGGGACCCGCGCTTCGCGCGTATCAGCAACTTCATCGTGGGCGAGACGCCCCGCATCCTGCCCGGCGCCGTCGAGCCCGTGGCCTGGATCGAAACCGAGGGGGACGAGGGGGAATGAAACGTAACGTCACGCCGTTGACCGACGCGGACCGGCATCGCCTCGCCGCGCTCGCCGCCAGGCGGGAGAAGAAGCGAAAGCACGCGGCTTCGAAATTCCTGGCCGCCATCACGCGCCGCCGGCTGTTCTACATCGCGGCTCTGCGGGACTTCGCGTCCGCGGCGGCCGCCACGGCCCCCGGATACGACGGCGCGCCGCCCGAGATCGTCGACGTGCCGGAGCCGGGCGAGAACCCGCAGCTTCGCGTGGCGCGAAACGTGCGCGAGCACCCGCTCGACCTGATGGCGCACAAGCAGCAGATCACCACGGAGCAGTTCGGTGCGGGCGATCTCTACCGCCGCGACCTCGAGATGGCGCAGATCAGCCCCATGACCGGGCGCAATCTGGAATCCATCTACACGGTGGAACTGTCCAACGCGAAGGCGCTGGAAACGGCCGCGCTCTCCGACATGCTGGGGCCGAAGACGTTCGCGGCGCGGGGAGCCAAGCGCACGCTGGTGTGGGACGACATTCGCCCCATGACGCTCGATGCCATGGACCGGGCCAACAAGGCGCGCCTCTACGTGGAGCGCGTGGCCGGGCGCGAGGCGGCCGAAATCGTGACCCACGTGTGCACCGACCGGCTGAGCATTGTCGAATTGGCCAGCACCCGGAAATTCGGACACCGCAACCGTGTGGGGCGGAAGCTGCAGGAGGCGCTGGACGCGCTCGCCGATCATTACGGCACGCGCCCGCGGCGCGGGCGGGGAGGCATCCGCAGCTGGGGCGACGGTAGCCACGTGCCGCGCGCTGACGGCGCGGAGGCGGACGAGAGCAATCTCGAAGCGGCGGAGTGAGGGGATGGCGCATTTCGATGTGATCTGCGGCGGTATGCGGTGGACCAGAGCGACGCGCCTGCTTCGGTCGCGCGCGGAATTGATCGTTGCGGGCGAAGCAGCGGCGCACAGGCTGCTGACCTCCCAGGCTGCGACCCTCGGCGAGCCCGCCTTTGTCAATCAGCTTCGGGCAAACCGGCCGAGCGAGAGAGCCCTGCTCACCGCGATCATTGCAGTCGCAAAGGAGCGCGTGGCGGAGATCGAGGGCGAACTCGCCCTCGCGGGGATAACGTGCGAGCCCGTTCCGTGGACCAAATTGCCGGGCGAGGAGTGAGGGCGATGGCAAAGCAAAAGATTGCAGCAGTTCCGGCTGTGAGATTGACGCCGTCCGAGCGCCTCTTGCGTGAGCTCTTGGCCATGAGCACGGCCGATGATGGAAGCGAGATTTCCGACGTCATCGTGATTTGGACGGATGTGCACGGTCACCAGCACATGCGCAGCTCGCGCAACGAAGCAACGGAGTGAGGGGATGGCAGAGTTACTGATCAAGTTTTGGGTGACGCTGCTCAGTCTTGTCGTTGTGATGGCCATCGGCCTCGGCTGCTCGGCGTTGTGGCGTGCGGCAACCGCGTTCCAGGCCGGAGAGCTGGCCTTTTACGATCTCGGCGTCGCACTGAAGTGTCACGTCGTGATTACGCTTTCTCGCATCCTCATGGTTCTGACGCCGATGGCTGTCGGAGGATACTTAGAGGCCTATTGGCGCTGGGTGGAGGGATGGCGGTGATGGGCGGCATCCCCACTGATCTGCGGGTGCTCCAAGGGCTTTGCGACACGATCGCGGGTGACGTGCTGGCATCTGGCGCGCGCACGCTCCCGGCCATCCGGAAGGCGGCCTGCGCGTCGCTCGCATCCTTGCGCCCGGACCTCACCTGCGTGGTGACGGTGAACCACGACGATGGGCTTTTCGAGATCGACATTCGCGAGAGAAGGGCGGTGCGGTGATGAAGTTCTGGATCGGGGTTGCGCTCGCGGTGTTCGTTTACATGCAAGTCATGTCCGCAGTGCGCCTGTGGGCGTTCCTCGGAGGCGATCCAAAATTGTGGGTCTCGTTTTGGGGCATTGCAGCGGAGCAGTTGTGGCTGCTCGCCGTTGGCCTCTATTGCGGCTGGTGCGCTGCCGGCAGGGGGGAGAAGCGATGAACGTTGAAATCCCCGACATCGCGCTCTCGGTGCGGCAGCCGTGGGCGTGGGCGATCATCCATGCCGATCCGCTCAAAGACATCGAGAACCGGTCGAGCGCCGCCGTCGGCAAGGGATCGATGGTCGCCGGCCGCCGCATCGCCATCCACGCCGCGAAGGGCATGACGCAGGATGAGTACCTGCATGCGGCCAACTTCATGGTCACACTCGGCGTCGTGTGTCCTCCGGCGCGGGAGCTGCTGCGCGGCGGCATCATCGGCAGCGTGCGCGTGACCGACATCGTGCGGGCGAGCGAGAGCCCGTGGTTTTTCGGGCCGCGCGGTCTGGTGCTCAAGGCGCCGGAGGCGTGCGCGTTCATTCCCTCCGTCGGCGCGCTGGGCTTCTTCCGGTGGAAGCCGAAGGACGGCGGCGCGCCGGAGCCGCCCGCGCGGTGGATGCGACGTCTTTCGCCCGGCGCTTCGGATGCCCCCACGCCTTCGCGCGCGACTGAGCAGGGGGTGCTGCTGTGAGGCGAGCGGGCCCCAAATGGCGAGTGTGGATAGGCAACTTTGTGATCGGCATTTGGTGGCGGCCAGAGCCCGGCCGGTTCGTCGCATATCGGACCGTGATCCGCGGCAACCGGTGGATCTGCGGAATAGGAATCGGCCGGTGGGATCTGATCGTCAGTGGAGCGGGGCTGCTGTGAAACGCTGGCTTGCCACCATCACCTACCGCACCCGCGAGGGGACGACGGCGCAGGCCGTGGAATTCGAAGAGTTCGAAGACCTCGGTGTGATCATGGAGCGCGGGCCGAGCTGGTCCGTCGTCGTTGGCATCGAGATCAAGTTGCAGCGCGTGATCGCGGATGAGAACCTGCCCCGCACGCTCGACGACGAGATCGAGCAGCAGAGGGCTATCGGGGTGAAGCTGCAATAAGGCGTCGCGAGCGGGCAAAGGGCATCGCGCTGAGCGTTGTGAACCTCTGCTGCGTTGCTGCCGGTCAAGCGTTGGGGAGAGGTGCGAATGCCGGTTCCCCTCCGTGAAACAGTCGGTTACGATTCCATACGATGTCTTGGCTACGGGGGTTGTCGGTATGACTTTGAAGCGCTGGGCGTTCCTTTCAATCGGAGGAAGTGCGCTCGTTCTTTGTGGAGCGCTGGCGTACCTCTATAAGGCACGCACAGTCGAGCACTGGCCACCTCATGTGGTCTCGCAAAAACTCAAGACCCTCGGGACGGCGGAAGCAAAGCGTTACCGTGATGGGCGGTACGATGCGAGCCTGCGATCACAGAAGTACGAGGCGGGAAACAACTATCTCAACTATGGGCAGACCTACAATTTTCGCGAAAGCGCTTTCCTTCGCTTTGATGCCGAAGGTCTTCCAATGCAGAAGGCGCAGAATGAGGATAAATTCTTCTACACTCCCGGCATGATTGCTCAGTACGCATTGGCTATGCACGGCAGAAACGACACGCCTCAGTTTGTGAAGGCCGCGAAAAAGTTGCAGGAAATTCAAAGAAAGAACGGTGCGCTGACTTATGGCTATGCGTGGCGGCATTACTCAGAGCCGCGAGACTATGCTCCCGGTTGGTTCTCTGGAATGGACCAGGGGCTAGCTCTCAGCGTCTATGCAAGGGCGTATGCGGTCACGAAGGAAAAAGTGTTCCTGAAAAAAGGAAACAAGGCATTGGAATTTTTGCTCCAGCCGTTTCCCAATGGTCCGCGCTCCGATCTGCGCGATCTAGATCCATCGCTCTCACACTACGTATATTTTGAGGAATACATCGCGGACCCTCATGTTTATACATTGAACGGGTACATTTTTACGCTCCTTGGACTGTACGACTGGTGGAAAATCGCCAACTCAGCGATCGCTGAAGATTACTTTCAACGAGGCGTGGCCACGCTCGAAAAACTCCTTCCGTATTTTGATATCGGAACATTTTCGGCATACGACCTCAGTTACATCACCTCGCAGAAACCTTACCTGCAACCGCTTCCTCCGAGGCTCGCCGCTCGGTATCACGCACTCCATATCGCGCAACTGCGCGCTCTCCAATCCGTGACAGGAAGCGAAGTGTTTGGGCGATTTGCGGAGAGGTGGAACGGTTACGTGGCGCCCGCCTTGCACTAACGCGTTCCCTTTTTGTTCTTATCGTGCTATCGAGGCGGGAAACCCAGCAAAGGGAGCCCGCCATGAGCAAATTCGAGAGGACCCACGCAGCCCTTTTTGACGAGCTGGAGCGGCAAGGCGTCGTTGCCGACGTCGGCCGCCTCACGCGCGCCGTGCTGGCGGCGACCGATCTGGTGGCCCGCTATGAGGGAGACCGGCTGCCGGGGCTGAGGCAGCCGCCCGCCCGCTGCGCCAACGGCGCGTGCGAGGGGTGAGCCGCTGTGCCGGAGCGCGTTCCGAGCGGCCGGGACCTCGAATCCCTCACTCCGGCAGAGGTCCAAGCGCGGCGGGAGGAGTTCGAGCGGCGGAATCGCATCGCACGTCGTGCGCCGCCGGAGAGGCCCGGTCCGCTGTCGAAAACACGCGACGATTTCCTCTGGATCTACGTCAACTGCGCGCGGCCAGGATGCGGTCATTTCGCGGCGTTCCCGTTGACGCCGCTGATCGTCAGGTGGGGGCCCGACGCGACGCTCGAGCGCCTGCGCAGGGCTGCGCGCTGCACCCGCTGCGGGCATCTCGGCGCCACGACACAGCTCAACAACGCTGGCTGGCCCGCCAACCTCAGCGGCATTTCCGAGCCGACGCGGTGGACGGGGCGCGAGGTGTGGCCCTGCGAGATCAGCAATGAACTGGACGGCAGGGTTTTCGGGGCTAATTTCGATCAACACTTCCACCCCGTGCTTGGGACCATTGATTTTAACGCCATGTGCAACCTCTACAGCAACACCCGCCGCCGGGAGGCAGTCACCGCGCTGTTTCGCGTCTCGGACAACCGCGCCTATGCGTTTGAGCCCATGCCCGCGATTTTTCCTCGGTCGGTGGCGCCGGTCGTGCGCCTTGCCTCGGACGGCGAGCGCGAGATGGTGCCCGCCACGTGGGGGTTCCCGCTGCTCAAGAAGGGCTATGCGCCGAAACCCGTGACCAACGTGCGGGATGACACGGTGCTGACGAGCCCGTTCTGGCGCCCGAGCTTCGAAGCGCGGCGGTGCCTGGTGCCGGCGTCGAGCTATTGCGAGCCGGATTCGAATTCACCCGCGGGCTGGCATTGGTTCGCGCTTAAGGATGAAACCGAGGAGCGCCCTCTGTTTGCCTTCCCCGGCATTTGGAAGCGCTACAAGGGGCCGATGAAAAAGGATGGGCCGACGGTCGAGGTCGACGTTTTCGCCTTCATGACGACGACGCCGAACGCGCTGACCGCCACCATCATGCACGACCGCATGCCGGTGCTGCTCTCCGAGCCCGCGGAGTGGGAGACGTGGCTGAACGGGAGCCCCGATGCCGCCTACAGCCTGGTGCGCACCTACGACGCCGAGCGGATGCGGATCGTGCAGAGCGGTGTGGAGAAGCGCGATATGCTCGGCGTGGGCGGGTGAGACGGCAGCCAAAAAAGACCCCCCCCGGGTAAACCAGGGTGTCCGCTTTGCGCCCGCGCTGGGCACGCTTTAAGTTTTCGGGCGATTTGTGCGTCAAAGGCAAATCGTCCACGCCGGCACGGCCGGCTCGTCAATCCAGGCGAGCGAACCGGGCGATGACCCTGCTCAAGATTTCGTTGGAATCCTTTGTGCTGGCGGCCTCCTGAAAGATCAGGATGGCAAGGCGTTCCCTTCGGGGATCGGTGATGTCGATCTTCAGCAACTCGCGGGCACGGTCATAGACACGCTGGAGCTCCGCGATCTCGTAATCATCAAAGTACCGCGCAGGGGAGACTCGGCTCAGATAGTTGATGAGTTTCGGCATGTCGCTGCCCGTCTGCGGTGTCAATATGGTATGGTAGCTCCTACAATGACAAAGAAAAACCCCGGAGCGGTGAAGCCCCGGGGTTCGAACTTGTAAGCCGTTCTTACAGGTTCAGTGGTCAAGGAATGCTTGACTACTCCGCCGCCACGAGACGATGGCAGCGGCCGACGCGCTGGGCGGCGGGGACGAGTCCCTGCTCGCGCATGTGCTTCAGCCAGCGGCTCACCGTCCCCTTGTCGACCGACCAGCGCTCCGCGAGGTCGTCCTGCGAGGCAACGGTTGCGCCGCTGGCCAGCATGGTGACGATGTCCCGCTCCGCTTCCGTCCGCGAGAACACGCGGCCGGTGTAAGGCCCCGCGTTGCCTGAGTTGTCGGGAGTGGGCTTCCGCGGACGGTTGCCCGGGTTGCCGCCGTTGCCCGAGTTGCGACCGTTGTCCCGGTTGCGCCCGTTGCGTCGGGCGAAGGGAAGCACACTGTGGGGCGTGCCGATCACGGTTGCACGGGTTGCGGCGAGGTCGTCGGCGTGGAACGAGGTCTGCGCCGTCTCGCTCGCCGTGGGCTGGCGCGGCTCGGTGGCAACGGTTGCGCCAGTTGCAGCCTTGCTCTCGACGGGCACCGCGAACAACGGTGCGCCAAACGTGGCAACCAGCACGACGGCGAGGCCCATGATCCAGCCCCACACGCTGCCCATCAGCAACTCGAATGCTGACGGCTCGGCGGGACGGGGCAGGGCGTCCAGCGTCGTCTTGAGGCCGGGCAGCTTCTGCTCCAGCTCGATCTTGCGGATCGCGCCGGCCATCTCCTGCCGCAGCTCGAGGATCGGCTTGCACGCCTCGAAGCTGTCCTGCCGGGTGACGTCGTTGCACTCCTTCGTGCGGCGGAACACCGTGCGGTCGACCGGCGCCACGCTCATGGCCGCTTGAACCTCGGCCGGAGTGCGGGCACCTTCGAGCCGCTTCAGTTCGTCGGCCGCCTTGTCGTAGTCGGCCTTGGCGATGTCGTAGGCGGTGCGCTGGCCGCCCTCGTCGCCGGTCTTGCCGCGCTGGGCTTCGAGAAGCGTCAGCGACAGTGCCGAGACCGAGACGGCGAGCAGGAGCAGAGCGACCGGCGCCGCGAGCGTGCGCTGGCGGGCAAGAGCACCCGGCTTGAACGCCACCCAGGCCGCGCGGGCCTGAGACAGCGAGATCGCGATGGCCGCCAGCACGAGCACGGCGCCGAGGATGGAGACCGTGTGCGTAAAGCCGAGGAGGCTCACCTCGATCGTGAAGTGCTCGAGCTTCTGTCCGAGGCCATAGGCGCGCAGCGCGTTGACGGAGGCCTCGGCGACGACCGCGAGCGCGATCGGAGCCCAGGCCCAGAGCGGCACGCGCCAGGTTTGTCGCGCGGCCGCGGGTGTGCTATGCGTATGCATGTCAAAGATCCTTTCCTTACCAGTTTGGGTTCAGACACCGGCCCGGCAGCGCCTCCACGCGCTGCCGGGCTATTCTTTTGGTGGATAACACTAACCATAATAGTGCAAATAGCACTGAATGTCGAGAGATACCGGTGCAATCCGCATCTTTTTTATTGAAATACGGTGCGAATTGCGCTCTTTTGGCAACATGGCACCTAGGAAACCCTCTCCCGGTCGCGTGCTCGAGGCGCGTTTTGAGGCTCTACTCGGGGGCCACGGAACAACCGCACATCTCGCGCGCGCGTTGAATCGTAGCCCCTCGACGCTGCATCGCATTTGGGCGCGCACCGGAGACCCGCCTGAAGAGTTAGTCGCGCTTGCAGAGTTTCTTGAGCAAGTCGGGCCTGACGAATGGCCGGAGAGGTGGAGGAAGTGATGGCACGGCCAGGAATGACGAGGCTGCCGGTTCTGCATACGGCGACGCAGGAGGTGTTGGGCTCGTGCGAAGTGCCGATCGAGCAAATCCACGACGGTGCCAGATTGGAATATCGGCTCGGGCGCGATGCATGCGCGGTATGGTCCGCAGGGCCACCGGAACATCCACGTGCAGTGCAAACCAGTCTAGAGTTCGAATGCATGCGCCTGCGAGGGTTTCGCGATGGCGATTCCATGACCTTTTGGGCGCTCGTGACTAGCGAGCATCCAAGAGAGTTGAAGCGCGTCTCAGCGTTCATTCCGTTCGATAGCGAGAGGACGTCTTGGCGATGACGCAGGAGGAGATCTGGGAGGAGCGCCGCAGGCCCCGGTCTGGCTTCGGCAAGCTGCTCAAGTGGGGCTTCATCCTGTTCAATCTATGGATGCTGGCCGAGCTCGCCATGCTGTTCTCGCGCGTCGAGCATGTTCGCGGCCAGTATCGCGACAACGGCTTCGCGCAGCTCGGCATCAATGCGGTCGCCAACACGAGGCTGAACGAGATCTTCGTGATCTGGGCGATCGGGGCCGTGATCCTCGGCGCTGGGGTGCTGGCCACGCGCGGCAAGAAGCAGATGGTGCGCATGACGGGCGCGGGTGAGGCCCCTGCCGCCGCCGACGATCACTGGCGGCCGAGCGCGGAGGCGCAGGCGTTGATCGAGAGAGGGAGCGACAATGGCTGAATGGCTAGAGATCGCATTCGTGGCCTTGGGCGTGGGGTTTGCTTGGGGCCTAGCTGATCGAGCTAGAATGGCAATTGTGACTAAATTGACTCAGCGAAAACCTAACGAGACTGCGATCACCGCCGTGCGGTCGAAAGTGCATTGACCCGTGCAGTGCAGTTAAGACATACATTTTCCCAGATTACGAATCATGGCCCGGAGGGAATCACCCTGCCGGGCTTTTGCATTTCCGGGGGCGGTCATGGCTGAGTTGGCCGAGTTGAACATGAAGCTGACCTGCAATTCCGGAGTGGTTCGCGCCGTCCTCGAGGATTGTCAGATCCTGCTTGCCCATGGCGCTGGTGCCCGTGTGATCGCGAAGCGATTGGGTGTCGAAGCCGACTATGACCGTCTCATTGCCAGCCTCCTGGAGCCCGCGGAGAAGCCCGCTGCCTGATGCTCCGCCGCGCTATTCCCCGTTCGCAGGTCTCCGAAAGGCTGGCCTGCTGCGGCCGGCGACCTACGAAAGGGACAAGCGGCGCGGAACGGCCCATGAGCGCGGCTATGACAGCCGGTGGCAAAAGACGAGCCGAGGCTATCTCGACAAGCATCCGCTCTGCGTCGCCTCGAAAGCCAACGGGATCATCCGGGCGGCGACGCTGGTCGATCACATCATTCCGCATCGCGGCGACAAGAAGCTCTTCTGGGACCCAACCAACTGGCAGGCCCTCAGCGACGAGGCCCACAACACCATCAAGAAGATTCTCGAGGTGCGGTGGGACCAGGGCCTGATCTCGGCCGCCGAGCTTCGGCTTGATCGCCCGCTGCCCGAGTTCTTCGCGCTACCCCCAGGGGGGGTGTGAAATCATATGCCTCTCCCGCCCCCAGACCGCGCGTTTCCCACAAAAAAAGGGGGCGCAGGTTTTTGGGCGTGATTATTTTTTCTAGAAGGTCGAATTCGGCCGGGGATGTGACGCGTGGGAAAGCGGGGACCGAAGCCGAAGTCGGCAGAACTTGAGTCAGCTCAAGGCTTTCCGGGGCGGCGCAAGAAAAAGACAAAAGCCGTTCTCGAAGAAAAGACGCCACCGGATGACATACAAGACGAAGCGCGCGATTCCGCCTTCGTTCCGCCTGCTCCCGGCTATCTCACGAAAACGGCGCGCCGGATCTGGGGTGAACTCTTCTCCGATCCCTCGACCCGGCTTTGGTTCAAGAATTCCGACCATCGCATCCTCGCCCGCTACTGCAGCCTGATGGCGGTGCACGAGACCACGATGCGGCGACCGCCGCAGCCGACTTACGAGATCGTCAAGGAAACGCCCGGCGGTGATGATGCGCCTCCCACGAAATCCGTCGCGATCAAGCGAAACCCCGCCTACGACCAGATGCTGGCGACGATGCGCGAGCTCCGCGCGATCGAGCAACTGATCGGCGCGAGCCCCGCGGGACGTCTCGGTCTCGAAAGCAAACTCGGCGCTGGCAGTGGCAAAGACAAGCCGTCGACTCCACAGTCAACCGCGCAGGGAACCGGTCAGCGTCCCGCCGGCCCGCTCGGCGCCCTCAACCCGCAAACGCAACGCTCGAACATGAATTGACGGCTGCTGCGGCGGCCCGGTGCCGCCTGCACGCATGATCCGCCTCGGAAAGCAGCCAGACCCGGCGCGCAAGCTCGCGAAGGGAGAGCCGCGCTATCATTCGCTGTGGAGGCCGCGTCCTCCTGGCGCCTATTACGACGCCGATACGGCGGAGGCTGCGGTCGCGTTCTTCCCGGCGTTCTGCCGGTTCACGGAGGACGAGTGGGCGGGGCATCCGTTCACGCTGCAGCCGTGGCAGGCAGATTGGATCATCCGGCCCGCGTTCGGTTGGAAGCGCGCCGACGGCACGCGCCTCTACCGGCGCGTCATGATCTGGATTCCGCGTAAGAACGGGAAAACGGCGCTCATCGCTGGCGTCTCGCACCTTCTCCTCCTGGGAGACGCGGTGCGCGGCGCCGAATGCTACTCCATCGCCTCATCCGGCGATCAGGCGCGCCTCGTGTTCGAAGCGGCTTCGAACATGATCGCCTACTCGCCGGATCTGGCCGAGCAGTACGAGGTCTTCGAGGAGAGCCTCTACGTTCGCGCGACGATGTCGCGCTTCGAGTTCCTGACCGGCAAGCCTCGCGGCAAGCACGGTCTCAAGACCACCTACCTGATCGGCGACGAGGTGCACGAGTGGGCCAGTAACCGGCTCTACACCTACGTCCGCCAAGCCATGAAATCGCGCAAGGAGCCGATGGAGTGGCTGATCTCGACGGCAGGCGTCGAGGATGGTTTCGGCGTCGAGCTTTGGGACGAAAGCCTCAAGATCTGTGAAGGGGCCTTCGACGACCCCGAGACGCTGGTGCTGATCTGGTGCGCGCCGCCCACGATCAAAGACGAGGATCTTTTCACCGAGCGCACGCAGCGCGAGGCCAACCCGAACTTCGGCATTTCGATCCGGCCGGACGCGATCGCCAAGGAAGCTCGTGAAGCCAAGCAATCGACGCGATCGGAAAACGACTACAAGCGCTACACGCTCAACATCTGGGTCGGCCAGGACGAGCGGTGGCTGCCGATGCCGTCGTGGAACGCCTGCACGCAGGGCGGCCCCGATAGCTGGAAGGAAATCGCGGACCGGATGGCCGGCCGGAAATGCTGGGGAGGTCTCGACCTCGCCAGCACGAAGGACTTCAACGCGCTGCTCTGGACGTTCCCGCCCGAGAACGAGGACGATCCCAACGAGCGATGGGTTTGGCTGCCGCGCTTCTGGTGGCCGAAAGCATCCATGAAGCTCGCTGCCTCGAAGTCTCGCGTGCCGTTCGAGGAGTGGGATCGGGCAGGTGCTTTCGTCTCGACGCCCGGCAACACAGCTGACCATGGCGCAATCGAGGAGCAGATCGAGGCCGATTGCAGCCGGTTCGACGTGCAGGGTGTCGGCATCGATCTCTTCAACGCGCATTCGGTCGCGCAAAACCTCGTCGCCAAGAACGTGCCGGTGGAGCTGATCCGGTTCGGAATGCTGTCGATGTCGAGCCCGTCGAAGCTGCTCGAGCGCCTGGTGCTCGAGGAGCGTCTCGACCATGGCGGCCATCCGGTACTGCGCTGGATGGCGTCGAACGTCGCGATCCGCCGCGATAGCAGCGAGAACTACATGCCCTGCAAGCAGGCATCCGCCAACAAGATCGACGGCATCGCCGCGGGCGTGATGTCCCTTGCGATGGCCGGTCGGGAGCCGGCGCCGCGCTCGTATCTCGAATCCGGTGAACTTCTCATTCTGCCGCTCTGAAGGAGCATCACGCATGTATGCCTTCGTCCCGCACCTGTCGACGATCGACCGCCGCAACCGCGCACCGGCTCGCAAGGATCTGGTGTCGATCCTGACGGCGCTCGGCACGGGTGCGCTGGCAGCCGGCGGTATCGCGGGAGTGCTCGCGGCTGTGGGCTATGGGGCCGGTCTCACGGCGGATGCCTACAACGCCGTCGTCGCGTGGCTTTACGACGAGCGTAGCGCCATAGAGAGCCGCCTTGCCGATCTCTATCTGCGCTACGGCGAAATCGAGCTCGATCTGCGAGACGGCAGCGATCCGGCGCTCGAGCAGGAGCTTGCGGACATCAAGACGGAGATCGCCGACCTTGAAGACCGCCTGACCCAGATCGGGCAGGCGGAGGCCGAAGCAGCGTCTGCCGTCTCCGCCTGATGCCGCGCCCTACGTCACCCACGCTGCTCGAGCAGGCGAGCACGCCCTGGTTCGCGCCATCTGATCTGGTCGGCATTGCCGACTACGGGCCCGGCGACACCAAGATGTTCACGCCCGAGGAAGAGGAGATCCTGCTCGGCGGGAACACCGGCCTCACCAAATCGGGCCAGTGGATCGGGGCGGAGCAGGCGCTGCGCATCTCGACGGCCTACGCCTGCCGGCGTGTGATCAGCGAGGACATCGCAAAGATGGCGCGCCGCGTCGTGCGCGTGACCTACGACGCCAAGGGAAGGGAGCGCACCGCCGTTGTGCACGATCATCCGGTGCATGACCTGCTGACCGTGCGGCCGAACGAGTGGATGACGCCGTTCGAACTCGTCCAATACATGGTGGCGATCTCGACATTCCACGAGGCGGCCTACGCGCTCATCCAGCGCGACCGCTTCGGCAACCTGACCGAGCTGTTGCCCCTGCTGCCGGGCACCTGCGCGCCGGAGGTCGACTCCCGCTGGGACGTCTCCTATCGCGTCACCGGCTACGGCATGAACCTGCTGCTTAAGCCCGGCGAGATCTTCGCGCTGCGCGGCCCGATGGCGGACCCCTGGCACGGTCACAACACCATCTTGCTCGCCAAGGAGGCGGTGGGCCTTGCCGCCGCGATCGAGGCAAGCCAGGCGCGCTTCCACGCCAACGACCTCCGCCCGTCCGGCGTGCTCTCGTCGACGGAGAAGATCGAGCCTGCGCAGCGCGAGAAGATCCGCCAGGCCTGGCAGGATGCTTATGGCGCGGGCGGCAAAGGCGGCATCGCCATTCTCGATGCTGCGTTTAAGTTCGACGCCATGACGGTCGAGGGCGCGAAGCAGGAGGTGATCGAGAACCGCAAGTTCCAGGTGTCCGACACCTGCCGCTTCTTCCGCGTGTTCCCGCAGATCATCGGCCACAACGACGGCAGCCAAGCCTACGCGTCGGTCGAGAACATGTTCACGGCCCACGGCAGCCATTGCCTGCAGCCCTGGGCCGAACGGTTCGAGGAGGCGGCCACGCTCTCGATGCTGTCGGAGCAGGAGATCCGCCAGGGGCTCCGCGTCGATCTCGACATGGACGCCGTCGTGCGCGGCACCACCTCGGATCGCGTGAAGATCTACAAGGACGCCGTCACCATCTACATGACGCCGAATGAGATCCGCGTGCGCGAGGGGCTCGACCCGATCGATGACCCCGCCATGGACCGCGTGCAGCTCGCCGCGAACAACACGGGGCTCAAACCCGCGCTCGGCGGGCCGCTCGACGGCGGCGCCCTCGATCCCGAGCCCGGCAAGCCGAGGCTCCCTCCGCCGGCACCGCGCAAGCCGCCGGTGTGGGAGGACGAGGACCAGCGCTTCCGTTCCAACCGCGCGAGGTAATTCGCCATGATCAGCGTTTCCCAGGCTGCCCGCGCCTTCGCGCCGACGCTCATCACCACGCAGGCCATCCTCGCCAACGGGCCGACCGCCGAAGACTTGGAACGGCTGGCCGGCGATCTCGACCGGTTTGGCGCCGATCTCCTCGCCGCCGCCGAGGCATTCGAAGCCGATCTGCCCGAGGCTCTGGTCGCGTCGCTCGAATGCGCCGTCGGCGCTGTCGGCGAAGCATTAGCCCACAGCCTCACCTAATCGCAGGTCAATTCGGAGAGCCCCCTCATGTACGTCTTTGCACCCGTGCTCAGGAATGCCAAGTACACCTCTCGAAAGGGCCTGTTTGGACAGAGCGAGTTCTCGGATCTCGACGCGTATCTGAACAGGATCGAGACCGTGTGGGCAGCATTCAACGCAAATCGCAATGCCTCGACTGCGGCGGCCGTCCAGACGGAATTGGCCGCGATCGGCGCCGAGGTGCAGTCACTTTTCGCTGAAGCGACGGCGACGCTCGACACAGCGCAGCGGCGCTACAAAGAGCTCGGGGATTTGGTCGAACTGGTCTCGATGAGAGAGTTCCAGGACGAGATTAACGACTACCTCTACTGAACCCCCTCCGCACAAAAAGCCAGGAGACATCCATGTCCTATCGCCTGCTCGGCGCTCGCGCCGCTGCAACCAAGCTCGCGCGCCGCTTCTCGCGCCGTGACGACATCGCCGTGCTCGATCCCATGACGTCGACCGCCGTCCCGGAGGCTGTCGTCGAGACTGTCGTGTCAGATGTGGTCCCGGTCGATCCGGTGCCGAAAACCTACCGCGCCACGGTCACCCGCACGGTGACGCAGACGGCCGTGGTGGAGTTTACGGCGCCGGAGGGCACGGATTCCTACACCATGGCGCAGGGGCTGCTCGAGAGCATCCCTTCCGATCATTGGGTGACGCAGCCCGCCGACTCCTGGGGCTACATCGACCACATCGAGGAGGTCGGCCCCGCCGCGGCTGGCGACGTCGCAGACCCGCTCGACGCGCCGTCCGTGCTCTCGCGCCGTTACCGTCGCAAGTCGGATGCGGGAGCCGCGCGGGCCTTCCTCGATACGCTCGGGGACGCGACCATCGTGCAGGAAGCCGCGAACTTCGGCGGCGTGTCTGCGTACATCGACGACCTCGGAGACATCGTGATCGTCGACGCCGCCGGTGGCGAGCGCCTGCTGACCGACGACGAGGTCATCACCCTGGCCCTGTCCTGCGGGTGGCAGGCTGAAGGCCAGGAAACCGACCTGACCACCCTCTCGCGCCGCTACCGTCGCAAGGCCGCATCGGGGCAGTGGGCGGCCTACGATGAACAGGCGATCTGGGGGGTGGGTTACGACGCGCAGTCCGCGATTGCCGACGCCGCTACCAATTTCGGTCCCATCTCGCAGGAGGAGGTGGACGCCAACTTGGCCAGACTGATGACGGGCGAGATGTCTCAGGCCCTCGCCAACGCCGTCGCAGCGTCTGGAGGGAATGTCGGCTTCGAAACGCTTGCGAGCGGTTTGCTTGGTCTTGTCGGCGAGGAGGAAACGGTCGAGTTGGGTGATGAGCCTCCGGTCGACGACGAAACCGACGATCTCGTGTCGAAAGCCACCCTTTCCCGCCGCTACGCCCGCAAGATGACGGGCAGTGAGGCGATCGACTGGATCGACAGCGCCCAGCAGCAGGCCGACGCGGCTTATGAAGCCGGCGACCTCGCCACGCTGCAATCGCTGCTCGATCAGTCCTATGCGCTCTCGATCGACACCGCCGATCCGGCCGACACCTGGGCCGCGGAGTTTCCCTCCGCGCTCGCCGATCTCCAGTTCCAGCTCAACGACAAGATCCGCAGCCTCGGCGAGATCGAGGCCGCGATCACGGAGGTGATCGACGCGCCCACGACGCTGGCACGCCGCGGCCGCCTCGCGCGGCGCTACGCCCGCAAATCCGCATTCGATGTCACCGTGGGCGGCACCTACATCGCCACCTACGAGGCGGCAACCGAGGACGAGGCGCTCGCGGCCTACCTTGCGGAGCAGGGCTTCGCCAGCGCCGAGGAAGCCGCGGCGGCGGCTGGCTACAGCGTCGAGGAGTATCTGGCCGACATCGTCGTGAGCGAGGTGCCGGCCGACGAGATCGCCGCCGACCCGGCTCTCGCTGCCGTCGCCTGATCCCGCACACGCCGCGCGCGAGGTTTCCATGCTCACCGCCGCCTTGAAATCAGCCCCGGTGCTCGCACCGGAGCTCAAGCACCTGCGCCCCATCCGCTTCAAGGCGGAGACGGTGTCGGAGGCCGGCACCTTCGAGGGCTACGGCAACGTGTTCGGCGTCGTCGACAGCTACGGCGACATCGTGATGCCCGGTGCGTTCTCGGCGTCGCTCGCCGAGTACGCCGCGCAGGGCACGTTGCCGAAGCTGCTCCTGCAGCACGATCCCGCGGCGCCGATCGGCGTGTGGACCGAGATGCGGGAGGACCAGCACGGCCTTTTCTGCAAGGGCCAGCTCAATCTCGACGTCGAGCGCGCGCGGGAGACGCTGAGCCTCATGCGGCAGGGTGCGCTCGACGGGCTCTCGATCGGCGGCGATCCCGTCGACACCCAGAAAGTCTACGTGGACGCTCTCGCCGACCACGGCATCGTGCTGCAGCCGGAGGAGCTGGAGCTCGGAGGCCAGCGCCGCCTCGTCTACGGCTGGGATCTCTGGGAGGTGTCCGTCGTGACCTTTCCCGCCTGCAAGCCCTCGCTCATCGACACGGAGACCGTGAAGCGCCGGCCGCACGCGCACACGTCGCGCCGTCACGCGTCCCTTGTCGAGCTCGATCGCCTCGCCCGCGCCGTGGCGCGCCGCGGCCGGCTTCTCGCCGCACTTCGTTAGTCCTGCGTCCCAACTCTCTCACCCCAACAACCGGAGCTACCCATGAAACCCAACGAGACGTTGGCGCAGGACCGTGTGCGCCATGACGAGACCGCGCCCGAGATCAAGGCGGGCGGGCCGCGCCGCATCGCGGCCCCGGCCGTGCACACCCGCCGCGCCGACCCCGTCGCCGCGCTCACGCGCACCATCGAGACCCAGAACCGCCGCCTCGCGGTGAAGATGGTCTCGCGCACGGAAGCCGCCCGCCGTCTCGCAGCCGCCAAGGCGAACGCGACGCATCATCTGCGGGCCACGGTGGACCAGCGCAACGCGGCCGCCCGTAAGGGCCGCGCCGATCCGCTGCTCGATCAGACCATCAACCGCATCAACCGCCACATCGACCGCGTGGAGGCGGACGAGCGGCGCGACCTGCAGACGCAGCTCGCGGCCGAGAAGGCGCGCACGCGCCAGCTCGAGACCAAGCTGCGCCGTCCGATGATCCAGCCGCCCGCGCGCCGGGCGAGCCTGTCTCAGCGGAACCAGGCGTTTGCGCTCTACCGCAAGGCCTCTCTCGCCTACCTCCGCACCGGTCAGGAAACCTTCGGCGGTGTCTCGCTGCGCGAGCTCGAGAAGAAGGCCGGCATGCATTCGGGTAGCAACCCGGATGGCGGTTTCTTCGTGCATCCCGAGTTCGACACCGGACCGCTGGAAGGGCTCCTCAGCAACGCCGTCGTGATGCGTCAGGTGGCGACGGTTCGCTCGATCTCTGGCCCGTCTCTGAAGAAGCCGGTCAACCTCCGCGGCGCGACGGTCGAGTGGGTGGGCGAGCGGCAGACGCCCAACGATACCAACACCCCCGACATCGCCGAGATCGACGTTCCCGCCATGGAGATGGCGGCCAACGTTCTGGCCTCCCAGACGCTGCTCGAGGATTCCTCACTCGATATCGAGAGCTTCCTGGCGGAGGAGGTGCTCGACACCTTCGGCCAGGAAGAGGAGCGGGTCTTCTCCTCCGGCAACGGTGTCAACAAGCCGAAGGGTCTCTGGTCTTATGACATGGTGGCGAACGCCAGTTGGGCCTGGGGTAAATTCGGCTTCATCCTTAGCGGCAAGAACGGCGGCTTCGTCGATCCCGGCGCCGCCGTCAACCAGGGTGACGTGCTCTGGAAGCTGATCTACGCGCTGAAGGCCGGGCATCGCGCCTCCGCGAAGTTCATGATGAACTCCGGACTCGTCGGCCTCTGCCGGACGCTGAAGGACGGCGAGGGGCGCTGGATCTGGGCAGACGCCCGGGACGGCAACCCCGCGCAGCTCTGCGGCTACGACACCGTGGTCAACGAGGAGGCGCCCAATGGCGATGCGGATGCCTATCCGATCGCCTTCGGGGACTTCGCGCGCGCCTACGTGATCGTCGATCGCGTCGGCGTCACCGTGCTCCGCGATCCTTACACGCGCACCCCGTACATCCGCTTCTACACGCGCAAGCGGGTTGGCGGCGGCGCGCAGAACTTCGAGGCCGTGAAGTTCCTCAAGTTCGCGCAGTAAGCGCGGATCCGCTTAGCGGGCGGCCGGAACCCGGCCGCCACCTTCCACTCTCCGATCATCGAAAGGAAAGCCCATGTCCCAGAGGGACCTTTGCAACGTCATCCACCCGGTGCCGCTGTTCACGCCCGTCGCGGCGCGCACCGACAACACCCCGATCGTCAGCGCCATCATCGACACCAATAATTACAACAGCTGCACGCTGGTTATCGTGACCGGCGCCAATACCGACGCCAACGCCACCTTTGCCGTGCTGGTCGAGGAGGGCGACAATTCGGGCCTGTCGGACAACACGCCGGTCGCGGACGAAAACCTCGTCGGCACCGAGGCGCTGGCCGGTTTCACTTTCGCCGACGACAACGAGTGCCGGAAGATCGGATACATCGGCACCAAGCGCTACGTTCGCATGACCGTCACGCCGTCGGGCAACGATTCCGGCAACATCTTTCTCGCCGGTGTCGCCATCCTCGGCCATCCTCGGATTGCTCCCACGCCGAACCCGCCGCAGTAAGCGGATCACCGAACGAACCGGGTGGTGCGCTCCGGCGCACCGCTCCCTTCTTTTGAGCAACACGCGAGGATGATATGCAGGCGAAGACAGTGAAGCAGTTCCGGATGGTGCCGCCGGGCGAAATCCATGGGCGCCAGTTCGAGGCGGGCGAGATCGTCACCGGGCGCGTTGCGGAGGTGGCTCTCGCCGAAGGCTGGGCGATCCCGCACGACGCCGCCAACGACGAAGGCGCCGGGGCGCCGCCCGAGAACGGCGGAGAGACTCCGTCGGGCGTAGCGCCTCCCGCGCCGCAGCCCGTGGTGCGCGCGAAGCTCCTCAAGCGCCACATCCACAAGAACGCCGAGGGTCTGGAGGAGATCTACGCCAAGGGCACGGTGATCGAGGGCGACCTCGCGCGCGCCTTCGTCGACGCGGACGTGGCCGAGTTCGTCGGCAAGTAAGCCCGCGAGCCCCGTCTCCCCATGCAGATCAAGCGCATCTCCGGCCCGGTGCTCGAGCCGGTCACGCTCACCGAGGCGAAGGAGCACTTGCGGGTGCTCCACAACACCGAGGACGCGCTGATCGGGCGCGCCATCAAGGCGGCGCGCGAGCATGTCGAAGGCGAGACCGGGCGTGCCCTCATCACGCAGACGTGGAAGCAGTGGCTGCCGGCGTTTCCGCGGGCGGGCGTCATCGAGCTGCTGAAACCGCCGCTGCAGTCGGTGACGGCGATCCGCTATCTCGATGCCGCGGGCGTGCAGCAGACGCTCGCGACGTCGGTCTATTCCGTGCAGCCCGCCGGCCTTCTCGGCTGGGTGCAGCGGCGCTCCGGGCAATCCTGGCCGGTGACCTCGGCCGATCCGTCAGCCGTCGAGATCGAATTCGTCGCGGGCTACGGGGCGAATCCGGCTGACGTCCCGGAGTCCATCCGCAACGCGGTGCTGCTGCTCGTCGAGCACATGTATCACAACCGCGGCGAGACGGTGGACGGACCGATTACCGTGAATCCGCTCGCCTCGCAGCGCCTCCTCGCCACCTTCCGCACCAGCGGCTGGATCTGATGACCGCGCGGACGGAGCTCATCACCATCGAGCGCGAGACGACGACGCGGCGGGCGGGGGGTGGATTGACGAGCGCGTGGGCGTCGATCGGGCAGCTCTGGGCCAGCGCCGAATACATCGGCGGCAGCGAGGGCGAGCAGCGCGGCGCCGTGCGCGCAGTGCTGAGGTATCGGTTCGTGGCGCTATCGGCGGGCGTCGAAGCGCTCGGCGTGACGCTCACGGACCGTATCGTCTGGAACGGCGAGACCTACAACCTGCGTGAGATGCCGCGCCGTCTCGCGCGCCGCATCGAGACGCAACTGATCGCGGAGAGCGGGGTTACGCAATGAGCGGCATTGAAGGGCTTGAGGAGCTTAGAAGGAAGCTCAAGAGTTTCGATGAGCAGGTCGCGCTTGCGATGAACGATCATGTCATCGCCGAGACCAGAAAATTTCAGGAGGAAGTGGCATCTTCCGTGCCCGTGGATACCGGTGAGGGCCGCGACGCGCTACTCGACGAAAGTGCCTTCCGCATCACCAAGAGCCCGGACGGGCCTGGCATTCGGATCATCTATGGTTTGGACGTTCCGGCCCTCGCAAAGCGCGCTTTCCATCTGTTCTTCGTGGAATTCGGGACCAAGGGCTACACGAAAGGGGATATGCGGAAGGCTGGCAAGAAGAAGCTGACCGGCGCCAACTGGAAGTTCGTGAGCGTTCACACGAAACGCGATGGCGCCCGCTTTGATTACAGAGAGTCTGTCGGTGCAGACGGGCAGCCCCGTCTAGAGGCCAGACTCAAAGACCCGCAGCGCTGGCAACGCATGAAAACCGATGTGCCTGCGCGCCCCGCCAATCCGTTCTGGCGACCCGCAGAAGCCAACCTTTGGCGTAGGCTGCAAGCGAAGCTCGACATGACTCGCATAGTTGAAGCCGCCAAACGCGCCGCCGGCTTCGCGGATCAGAGCTGACGGATGGCGTCCCTCCCGTTCGAGGTGCAGAAGGCAGCCGACGCGCTGCTGGTCGCCGCCCTCGCCACCTTCACGCCGCCCGGCCGCAGCGCGCCGGGTGTGCCCGTCTACGATCACGCGCCGCAGCAGGCCGCGTATCCCTACGTGCGCTTCGGCCGCAAGATCACGACGCCCGAGAACCCGCTCGCCGAGAAGATGGCGCGTGTGCAGATCACGCTCACCGTGTTCTCGGACTTCCACGGCCAGGAGCAGGTGGACGCTATCCTCGCCAGGATCGAGGACACGCTGGACGACGCCGAGCTCGTGCTCGGCTCCGGCACGGCCGTGCGCTGCGACCTCGAGCGCTCCGATACCGTCGTCGATGCCGACGGCAAAACCTACACCGGCTCGGCCATCTACGCCGTGCTCGTGCAGCCCTGATCCGCTGACCCACTTTTCCGGAGGACACCATGAGCAAGGTCCGCAACCGCGGCACCACGATGGCGATCGGCACCAAGGCCGCCAACCATCTGACGGACACCTACACCGAGGTCGAGGGCACGGTGACTGTCACCGGCAACATCGGCGTGAAATGGCCGGAGGGTGACATCACCACCCTCAAGGATCAGTTCAAGAAGACGGGCAAGATCGGCCCCGCGGACGCTGGCCGCTGCACGATGACCGGCCATCTCGACGAGGTGGCGGCGAGCGGGCCGCTGCCGGGCCTCGCCGCGCTGTTCGCGGCCGCGCTCGATGACACGGTGGACGGCGTCTACAACGTCAAGCTCACCAGCTCGAACGGCCGCGTGAAGTACCTCAAGGCCGGAATCTTCGAGTTCACCGAGACCTACGGCAACAACCAGGCGCTCAAGGGCTTCCAGTCGATCGCCATTCTCCAGCAGCTTTCGAGCGATGTGGCGCCCGCCGTGGCGCTGCCGGTCAACTCGCGGCTTCCGGCCATCGCTGGCCTCGCCGTCCAGGGTGGCACGCTCACCGCCGTGCCGGGCGTCTGGTCCGGATCGCCGACGCTCGCCTACCAGTGGCAGATCGACGATACCGGCTGGGAGAACATCTCCGGTGCCACCAGCCCCACCTACACGCCCGTCGTGGGGGACGTGGGGAGCGCGCTCCGCGTCGTCGAAACGGCGACCAACGGGGCTGGCAGCGCGTCCGCCAACTCGGCGCCCACCGTCGACGTCGTGGCCGCGTAACGGGAGCGGCGGCAGATGTACAATCAGGGGGAGCTGGCGCGCGGTGCAACGCTTGTGGTCTGCGGCCGCGAGTATGCGTTCGACCGCTCGCTCGACATGCTGCGGCGCGCGGAGGGCGCGATCGGCGCCGTCGCGCCGTTCGCGCAGCGTCTCGACGTTGGCGCCGCAACGTCGGACGAGATCGTCCGTGTCTACGTGGCGTTGCTGCGCGACCGGGCCGGGGCGCCTCAGCGCGAGATCCTCGATGCGTGGGTTTGGGAGGAGGGCGTGCGGGCACACCAAGCTCTCGCCGTTTACCTCTATTCCCTCACCATGGGCTCGAAGGAGCTTCGGCGCGTGCTCGATGAGCGGCGTGTTGATGAGGAGCCGGCGCGGGACGACGCGCGCGGCCCTTTCGCAAAGACGGCTGGGCAGACTGGGATTACATCCTGGGGCTCGGGCGAGTCCTTGGATGGACGCCCGCCCAGCTCTGGCGCACCTCGTTTTACGAGATGACCGCGATGCTCGCGGCCGATATTGCACGACTGCCGAAGCCGCCGCCCGAGCCAAGCGAGGACGAAATGTGGGCGTTCCTCGATCGCCTGCCGGAGGCGTGACGCATGCCTGAAGGGTTCAACAGCGTCGTGGTTGACAAGGTTATCGCCGAAGAGCTCGCATGCAGCTTTGCCGCAATTACTCGGGATTTCGCATTCCCGCCGGCTCAGGCTGATATCCTTGCTTGGATACAAGAGTATGGCGTGCGCAACGAAGGCCTAATGAAGCACCTCCTAGACAAGCTCGGGGAGTTTGTCGGAGTCGATCCGAAAGAGGCGCCAAGTGCCTGAAGGCTTTTCATCGGTTGCAGGCTTAAAAGTTATCATCGACGCCAACGCCGACAAGTTCCATTCCGGTGTGCAGGGCGTGATGAGCGTGCTGGACGGGATGGGCGCCAAGGGCAGCCAGTCGCTCGGCGAGCTCGACAAGATCATGGGTCTCGTTGGCGACGCGGCGCTCGGCATGCGCGGCAAAGTTAATCTGGTTCTCAATACCGTTGAGGCTGCTGTAGGGCTGTATCAGCAGTTCGCAAAGGAGGGACGTTCGGTCGCTGAAGCCCTCGGTGCCACAACCGAGTACGATAGGCTCACGAGTGCTATTGGTGACCTTGGCACTACGCTTTCCGATACGGCAATCGGCGGTTTTTTTGCTGTGCATGCTGCCGGGATGGACGCAGCATCAACGATGTTTGGGTTCGCCAATGCGGCCGACACAGGAAACGAGTCCGCAAAGGGGTTCGCGCAAGAGTTGCTCGATCGCGTGGCGGGCGCGATTGATGATGTGCGCCTCCGTCTGCGCTTGCTCAAGGCGGACATGAATCTTGACACTAGCGCAAGTTCGCTCGGCGAAACTCTAGGCTTGATTGATAGAAAAGAGCGCGAAATCCGCGAGCAAATTCGTCGAATGCGCGCTGGTGAGGAGGAGAGTGTCCAAAAAATTGCGGTTGGGAGAGGGGTGCACGAAGTAGACCTCGTCGCCAGAGCGACTGCTGAGTTGAATGCACTCTTGGAACGGAGGAACGGGCTTCAGGACAAGTACGCCGCAGCCAATGCGGCTGTTGCTGAGTGGCAGGTGTCGACGGTAACGGGCGCTGAGCAAATGCTAGCAGCAGAAGTTGAGGCCATCGAGGAAAAGAACCGGCAGCTTGGCCTGGGAGCGGTGGCGCTGGCTCGCTACACCGCCGAGCAGAAGGCGCTTCGCGAGATTGACGAAGCAGGGATACAGATGACGCCGGAAATCAGGAAGGCACTGGATGACCGTCTCGATCAAATAGAAGCCGGCACAAAGGTCCAAGTTGAGTTTAACGAGGCTCAGCGGGAAAAACAGCGGCTTGAGCAGATAGCGGCGCAGCGGGAGCGCTCGGAGGCGCAGATTTTCGCCAATGCCGACCGCGAAATCTCGAACTTGCGCGTGCGGGCGGAGTCCGTTGGGCTCAATGCTCGCGAAACTGCGGAACTTGTGTTCTACGAAACGAAGCTTCAGCAACTTCGCGCCTCTGGCAACGAACCCGATCGTTGGGATCTGGTCAAACTCCAAGCGATGGCGGTTCAGTTCGGTATCAACACGGAAAAAGTTGCCGAGCACAACGCAGCGCTCAGAAGGATGGGCGAAATCGGGCAGACGGTCTCCGGAACGCTGGCCTCGGCCTTCGCGCAGTGGACGCGCGGGGCGGAGCTCGACGTGAAAAGCATGGTTGCGTCGATGCTGAACGATCTCGCGCAGCTCACCTTCCGCCGCGGCGTGCTCGAGCCGCTGTTCGGCGGCGGCATGGGCGGCTCCGGCTCGGACGGCGGGTTGCTCGGGTCTCTCCTGGGCTCTGTGTTCGGCGGTTTCCGCGAAGGCGGCGGCGACGTCGAGGCCGGGAAGGCCTACGTCGTCGGCGAGAAGCGGGCGGAGCTGTTCATCCCCGGCCAGAGCGGCACCATCGCGCCCTCCGTGGGCGGGCGTGCCGGCGGCGAGATCCACGTCTACGTGCACGGCACCGAGGACTTCGAGGCCCGCGTCGAAAGCACGGCGGAGGGCGTCGTGGCGCGTCAGGCGCCCGCCATCGTGCAGGCCGCCGTCGCGTCGAGCAGCAAGGTCGGCAGCCGCACGCTGCCGGGGCAGCTTCAGAACCACCAGCGGCGCGGGACGCAGTAAATGGAGCGGCGCATCATCGACCTGCCGCGCTGGTTCGGCCAGCTCACGTGCAACTGGGTGATCAACACGCGCGGCCGGTCGGCCGGCAACGGCGTGACCGGCAGCGGGCAGGTGGTTTACGGCATCCAGCCGCGCTGGGAGGCGACGCTCGACCTCGCGGCCTTCACGCCGGACCAGATGAAGCTCTGGCGGGCCATCCAGGCCAGCCTGCGCGGGCGCATCAACGTGCTGCGCGTGCCGATCGTCGACATGCTGGGCTATCCCGGCGAGCCCGGAAGCTGCCTCTACGAGGGCGAGATCGCGCACGACGACGGCACCGGCTTCGCGCACGAGTGGACGCTGCCGGTCGACACCACGCACGCCGCCGGCGCCGAGGATCTGGTGGCAGAGCCGGGCAGCGCGCTCGACCTGCTTCAGCCCGGCATGTGGTTCTCGCACGACGACTGGCCCTACGTGGTGACCGGCATCGAGCGAGAGGGTGCGTTGACGCGCTACGCGTTCGAGCCGCCTTTGCGCCGTGACATCCCGGCGGGCGCCGAGATCACGCTCTCGGCCACGGCGCTGATGGTGCTGGTGACCGATCTCGACGGGCGCATGCCGTTGCAGCGCGGCCGCCTCGCCACCGCCGCCGTCAACATATACGAGTGGACCACCCGGCCATGATTCCGAGCGACGTCGACCTCAGGTCCGAGACGATCGGCGTGCTCGACCTCGTGGAACTCGACACCACGGAGGGCATCTGCCGCTTCATCCTGAACGAGGACGGCTGGTTCAAGGACGTCAACGGCAATACGTGGGTAGGCTCGAAGCTGATCTCGATGTCCGACCTCGAGTTCTCCATCAACGGCACCGCGCCCGGCGTCGAGCTCACGCTGTCGTTCCTGCAGGACCCGGAGCAGCAGGATCTCGTCGCCTACGTGCGCTCGATCGGTGTCGAGGCCGTGAAGGAGCGCCCGGCACGGTTCTATTTCCAGTACATCGCGAGCACGGCGGAGTATTTCCGCCCCGTGTACGCGCCGATCCTGCTCACCACGCGGCGCATGATGAACATCGGCTATTCGTTCGACGGTCCGCAGATCCGGCGGCTTTCGGTGACGGTGGAGAGCGCGTTCAGCCTGCGGGCGAAGCCGGTGGGCGGGCGCTACAACGTCGTCGACCATTCGCGCAGGGTGGGGAGCTACAATCCCTCGCTCGAGTTCATGCCGACGCACAATTTCGACGAACAGGCGCTGTTCGGGCTGTGAGATCAGGCGTGGACACTCTTTACGCCTGCCTGCACCGCTGGATGGCGCAGCCGTTCGTGTGGGGCGCGAGCGATTGCAGCCTCGCCGTCGCCGATTATGTCGTCGCGCTGGGGTTCGCCGATCCCGCGGAGGACCTGCGCGGACAGTACGATAGCGCGGCGAGCTGCCACCGTCTCACGGGTTGGCTCCGCGATCCTGTCGGCGCGGTGCGTCACCGATTTGAAGCGGTCGGTCTCGTGCCGACCACGGACCCGCAGCGCGGCGACGTCGGCGTGATCCGGATCAGGGCCGAGGGCGAGCTGATGATCGTCACGGCGGTTTGCCTCGGCACCAACTGGGCCGTGAAAGGCGAGCACCGCGTCACCGTTGGCCAGGCGCTCGATGTGCTCGCGGCGTGGAGCGTCGCCCGTGGGTAGGGCGCTTTACGCGGCACTGCTCGCGACATTTCTCTGCTTCGGAGCGACCGAGGCCCGCGCCGCGCCGCCCGTCGTCGGGTTCATCGGCGGTCTCGTCGCGGCGCTGGGCGCCACCTCGCTCGGCGGCGTCATCATGGGCCTCGGCGGCGCGGGCGCGCTGGCGGGCGCTTCGGCGGGGTTCGCGTTCGGCTCGTCGGTGCTCGGCGGGTTCTTGATCAACGCCGCGCTCTCGATTGGCATCTCGTCCCTCGCGCGCACGGTGCAGGAGTCGCTGCGCCCGAGGCAGACGCTCCCGACCAACAATCCAGGCGCGCGCATCGTCAATTTGCGCCAGTCGGTCACCAATTTCGAGCACGCCTACGGCGTCGTGCGGAAAGGCGGCGCGGTCAGCTTCTGGCAGGGCAAGACGGGCGGGCGCTACTACGACGTGATCCTGGCCGCGCGCCGGATCAACGGTGTCCGCACCTGGTACGCCGACGAGCGGACTTTCACCGTCGACGGGGACGGCTGGGCCGTCGAGGACGCATTCAAGAGCCGCAGCGTGTCGCGCCTCAAGGTGGAGCTGCATCTGGGCGGGCCGGGCCAGGAGTCCTCCCCGTTTCTGATGGCGCGCTTTCCGGAGTGGACCGCGGCGCATGACATGGCCGGTCTCGCCCACGTGGTCGTCTATACCGAGAACGTGCAGGCGCAGGATTTCTCCGCCGTCTACCCGTCCGGCCGCGAGCCAGCGATCACGCCCGTGATCGAGGGCTACCTCTGCTACGACCCGCGTGACGAGGAAACCAAGTTCACAACCAACGCGGCCCTCATCATCGCCGACTGGATCGTGTCGGAGGATGGTCTCGGCCGCAGCGTCGATTGGGCCAAGGTCGCGATCGAGGCGGATGTGTGCGACGAGACCCTGCTTGACCGCAACGGCAATCCGCTGCCGCGCTGGCAGCTCTCTGGCGCCTACGCCTCGGACGACGAGCGCGAGACGGTTCGCGCGCACATGGGCGTGGCGTGCGATGCGTTCTTCTTCGAGGATGCGAACGGCGTCGTGGGGTTCCACGTCGGCCGCTACATCGAGCCCACGGTCGAGATCGTCGACGACGACATCATCTCGGTGCAGTACAGCGAGGGTCCCTCGGGGACCGACACCACCAACGCCTTCGCGATCCAGTATTCCGAGCCCGCGATCGGCTATCGCGAGTTCATGTCCGCGCCCTACGTGCTCAGCGGCCTCGACGAGACCTATGAGGAGGACTCGCTCTCGGCGTTCTGGGCGCCGCACCACAATCAGGCGGTCCGCATCGGCAAGCGGCTGCTGCTCGTCCGCCGCGCCAAGTACCGCGCGAACTTCCTGCTCAAGTATCAGGGCATCCGCCTCATCGGCCAGCGCTTCTTCAGGGTGCGCCACGACGAATTCGGGCTCGATCAGGTGTTCGAGGTCGACAAGCTCGTGCGCAACGACGACGGGCTCTCGTGGACGGTCGAGGCGCACTCGGTCGCCGCCTCCGATTTCGATTTCGACTCCGTCACGGAGGAGCCGGCGCGGCCCGCCCGCACCACCATCCTCTCCTCGTCGGACGTGCCTGTCCCGGTGAACGTCACGGCGGTGAGCCAGCCGTTCGCCGGATCGGTCGCCATCCATGTCTCCTGGGACGAGCCCGAGCGCGACAGTCTCGTCTACGAGGTGCGCTACCGCGTCAGCGGCTCGCTCGAGCCGTGGACCTCGCTCAGCGTCCCGGTCAACCAGTATCACCAGGACATCGTGGGCCTGCTCGACGGAGAGACCTACGACGTGCAGGTGCGCGCGATGACGTCGACCGGGCGCGCGTCCGTGTGGACGCCGAACACGCCGATCGCCGTGACGGCGGTGGTCGACTCGGTGCCGTCCGGTCCGGTGACGGGCGTCAACGCGACGGGTGGCACGGGCGCGGCGACGCTCGAATGGGTGGCGCCGAACAGCGCCAACTACTTCGCGGCGCGCATCTACCGCAACACCACCAACTCGTTCGGCACGGCAACCGCGATTGCGACCGCCTACGGCGCGCCGAACTCCGCCGACGAGTACGCCGCGAGCGGCCTTGCCGCCGGCACCTACTACTTCTGGATCGTGTCGCTCAACGTCTCCGGTGTCGAGGGCACACCGGTGGCGACGGGCGCCGTCACCGTAACCTGACGCTCTTGTGGGGGGAGCCTGATGACTGAACTCGCGTCGTACATTTGGGGCGACTACAATACCGATCGCATCCCGAGCTCGGGATTCAAGGAGCCGAAAAAGCGCCTGATCCGCGAGTGGGGCACGTGGATCGAAGGGGCGCTGCTCGGCACCAGCGTTGTCGGGCGCGTGATCCATGCGACGCGCGCGAGCCTGTACGCCGACCTCGCACACGCGGCCAACACGATGGCGTGGGTCTGGAACGACCCCACGACGGCATACAACGGGATCTACGCGAAGGTTGGCGCCTCGGGGTCCGGCTCCTGGACGCGCCTCACCGACCTTCCGTACAGTTTCCTGGCCGCGCAGAACGACGGCGATGGGACCGCGAATGCCATCGAGGCCACGACGCCGTCTCCCATTCCGGACGGCAACGGCCGCACGCTGATCACGCTGCCGATCTTCGCCACCAACACCAACACGCCCGTGACGGTGGAGTTCAACGAGGACGGTTCTCCGCTCACCATCAAGACCAGCGCGGGCAACGATCCAGTTCCGGGCGGGCTCGTCGCCGGCATGATCGTGGCGGGCTGGAAGGACGGCTCCACGTTCCGCATGCTGTCGGATCAGACCAGCGCGGCGATCCAGGCGGCGGCCGAGGACGCGGCCGACAGGGCGGAAGCGGCGGCTGCCGGCATCGCAATCACGACATGCGCCACCCGCACCGAGTTGAAGGCGCTCGACCCATCGCTCCGCAAGCTGGCCGTGCTGCGCGAGGCCGGCCGCGAGGGAACCTGGGTCTGGCGCACGGGCGATTACGCGGCGCAGATCGCAGCCGATACGGCCGAGGGCCTCTACCTCAAGGCGGACAGCGTGGCCGCGTCCGCCGGCGCGTGGGTGCGCGTGTATGACGGTGCTGTGCGGCCGACGTGGTTTGGTGCGCCAGCCAATGGCGTTGATGATGATCGCCCCGCGCTAGAGGCGATTGACGCGATTATGCCCTACCTCACCACACGGGAGGTAGACTTCGGCAATGCCGCCTATCGCGTCTCGCGCGTCAGCGGCACCGATGACCGCTGGGGCGCCAAGATCACCCAGAGCGGCACGAAGTGGAAAGGCAGCGGCGCGTCTCTCCGCAGGTACAACACCTCAATTTCGTCGTCATCGAACGCGTATCCGATCCTGTTCGTCGGCGTACCTGATAGCAACGTTGCGGACCCGGTTCGTGATGTCGTGATCGAGGGCTTCCGGTTCATAGGCGAGGACACGCGGCACGCGATCTCTGGGTCATATGTGAACGACTTGCGGGACGCGATCCACTGCAAGAACACGACCGGCTTCAAATCGCTCAACAACACTTTTGACGCAATTGATAGTCAGGCGATCTATTTCCAAGCGCCAGCTTGTTATAACTACGCTGCGTCCCGGCGCTACAACACGACGAAGAACTACGACGCGACCATCCGGGGATGCACCTTCAACGGAACTCCGCACGAGGTGGCAGGCCGCGCGCTCATCCACGCCATCGCTGTCGAGGGTATCGATGATGTAGATATCAGTCACAACCGGTTCAGTTGGTGTGATGATGCCGTTGCGGGTGAGACGACTTACGAGAGCCTTTCGCAACTCGACGGATCGCAGTGGACGCCCGTCTACGTCGGATGGTCGCTTGGCGATGTGAATAGGTCCGGCCGTGGTTGGCGGATAACAGCGAACCACGTGGTCGGATCAACGGAACACGCCTTCTACGTGTCGGGCATGGACGTTGTCGTCGCCAACAATACCATCTCCACGGAACGCCCGGATCTGCAAACAACGGGCGACATGATCAAATGCCGCTCGAAGCACGCGACGATCACGGGCAACATTATCCGCTACTGCGCATCCGGCATCGGCATCCACGACCCTGCGCGCTGCGTGACGGTAACAGGCAATGAGATCAGCATTTGCGCAACGGCGATAACAGCAGGCGCAATCGATATCGATAGTGTTGGCCTGTCCACGTTTATCAGCGCCCGGCCGTGGCTGTCGTCGTATGAGCCTATCCGCGACATTATTATTGCAGGCAACGTGATCGAGTTGCCGGAGGGCGAGCAAGCGACCTCGCAAACGGGCGTCGGTCTCCGTATCTACACGGACTCCGCCGATGCCAACTATCCCAACGGTCAGGTTCAAAATGTCAAAATCACGGGCAACACGTTCCGAAACGTGAAGCACGGTGTTTTGCTGTTCAACGCGATGATCCGAGAGATCGCCATCGACGGCAACTCGTTCATTGGTAAGCCGTTCACGAGATCGGGGTTTAACAGCGGTACGACGCTCTACTCTCAAGCGGCTCTGACAGTCAGGGACAGCGTTCCGACCACTAATGAAAAAGTGGTGTTCAGAAACAATTGGGTCGAGGGTTTCGCGGCTGTATGCGACAGCATCGCAAGCGGCGGAACGAACGTCGATCTGCCGCGAAACATGTCCGGCAACCACATCGAGTACGTGAAGCGCCTGTTCGGAACGGACACGAGAGTGTTGGGGGCCGCCAACGGCTTCAGCGGAAACACTGGCGTGTTCGTGCTTCAACGAGACTGGTCCGGGCACGGCATCGGAAACGCGCTCGGCGACGGCGCAACCACCAACTCCTATTTGCGGTTCCGGTTCTTCGAGACGGGGTCGGAATTGCGTTTCTACACGAACGACTCTGGCACGTACCGGACGCTGTAGGGCGGCCAGGGAGAAACCGTCCGCACGGGCTGGCTCACGCCGGCCTTTTTTATTGGGGGAAGGGCATGCGACTTTCATCTGTGGGCCTCGGCTTCATCAAGGAGTTCGAGACCTTCGTGCCGTGGGTGTACGACGACAAAGTTCCGGCGCAGCGCCGCGGCAACAGCCTGATCTATCGGGAGTGGCGGCCGGGCGATCCGATCATCGGCACGCTCACCATCGGCTACGGGCACACCGACGCGGCCAAGTTCGATCTCGGGTTCAAGCTGCGCGACGTTCCGCCTGGCTTCCGGCTGACCGAGAGCGAGGCCGCCGGAATTCTCGACGTCGACCTCGACGAATGCGAGCAGGACGTCGCCCGCGCCGTCAAAGTGGCCCTCTCGCAGGGGCAGTTCGACGCGCTCACCTCGTTCTGCTTCAACTGCGGGCCGGGAAACCTCCGCACTCTCGTCGCCCGCCTCAACCGCGGCGATTACGACGCCTGCCGCAAGGCGTTCGACCTCTACGTCTACTCGGGCGGCGAGCGGATGCGCGGACTGCAGCGCCGCCGCGACGGGGAGCAGGAACTCTGGGATTCGCGGACGCCCACGGCGCCGGAGGAACCCGTCGATCATCCCGAAGCGGTCGACGCGGTAACCGCCCCGCCGGCCAGCATGGCGCAGTCGAGCGAGGGCAATGCCGCAGTTGCGACGGGCGTCGGCGGCGGCACCACCACGGCCGTGCTGGTCTCGACGGCCGTCAAGAACGCGGCCGGTGCAAAGACAATCACGTGGACCGGCTTCCTGGTCGCGCTCGCCGAGCAACCCGAGTTCTGGCTCGCGCTGGGCACGGCCGTGCTCCTCGTCGGCGGCCCGGCCTACATCTGGCTGCGGCGCGCGAGCGAACTCAAGCTGGGAGTGCGCTGATGGTCGCCATTCCGATTCTGTCCGCTGCCTGGTGGGCGGCGAAGGCGCTGGGGGCCAAGGCGGCCGTCGGCCGCTTCTTCAACGGCTCAGGCCTTGCTGCGCTCGCCATCGGCCTCGGCGCGGTGCTCGTGCTGATCGGCGCCGTCTGGCTCGTGCACGAGATCCGTTCGGGCGAGGCGTCGCGCTGGGAGTCCGTCATCTCGCAGTCGAAGCTACTCGGCCAGGTCCGCGCGCGGCTGCGTGACCGGCGCGTCGAGGAGGCGGCCGCCCGCGAGCGCGCCCTCTACGTCGACCAGATCGAGACGATGGCCGAGCACGCCGCCGCGCTCGAGCGCGAGCTCGCCGCGCTGCGGGCCGCCGCGGGCAACCCTGTGATCTATCCGCAATCGATCGTGAAGGAGCTGAGGAAATGAGACAGGCAGCAGGCAGCAGGCAGCAGGCAGCGGGTTTCCGCGGCGCCGTGCTGGTGGTGATGCTCGGCGTGGCGGCACTGCTCGCCGGGTGCTCCGGCAAGGACGTGCCCGACGGCTGGATCGCGCTCGCCGAGCTCGAGGCGCAGCCGCCGGCCATCCCCGACGAATGCCTCACCGGCAAGGACCCGCGCTGGGTGGACCTGCCGGACCGCGACGTGCTGCAGGACGAGGGCGCCCGCAACGTGCGCGACAACAAGGATCGTTTCCGCCGCCTCGCCGGCAAGCGCCGCGTGTGCGCCGCAGGCCTCGCCGAGCTCCGCAGCGCGCCCGCACCGCCTGCCGCAACTGCGACACGGTGAGGGCGCCATGGGGGACATCAGCAATGCACGACCGCAGCCCCAATGGGCATCCGAGCTGGGCGCCGCCCTCGCCGTGGGACATGCTGCTGGGGCGGCTGGACCGCATCGATCAGCACATGATGGGCGTGTCGAGCCGTCTCGGCGGGCTGGAGCAGGGCCAGGAGATCAGCCTCGACAACGACCGGGAGATTTTCGGGGCGATGCGGACGCTCAGCGACCGCGTCATGACGCTCGAGGTGGCGCGGACGCAGCCGGCGGCGACGCCTGGGCCCCTCACGGCTCCCGCTCTCCCGCCGGCACCCCTTACCCCGCCGCCTACGGCAGCCCCTATCCCGCCGCCTACGGCAGCAGTGGGTTTGCTCTCGTCCATCACGGACCTGATCCGGGCGTTGACGGAGGTGCTGCCGCGCGCCCGCGAGGTGGTGGTGGCGCTGCTGCTGCTGGCGGCGGCGCTGGGGATCGCGGAAACGAAGACGGCGCCGGGCAGCGCACCCGCGCCCGCCGGGCCGAGCAGCGAGAACTCGTTCGCGCCGTGATGTGGAGCGGCGTCGGCCTCGTGCTCGGCTCGAGCATCGTCAAATGGCTGCTGGCGTGAGGCGTCGCACCTGAACCATCCCATCGCCGCGCGCCTTCCCCGCGCGGTGGTCTCGGCCGCCACCCTGCATGGCAACCGAGCACGCCCCCGCCGTCGGCTCTCCCACCCCCGGAGCCGGCGGCGGGGGCTTTTTTTTGCGTTACGGGCACCAGTCGCTGTGGGGGCCGTGCCCGTCGTAGGCGTGGCCCCAGCCCTCGCGGATGGCGATGGCGGCAACGTCCTCGCCGGAGAACGTCAGGCGGCCCAAGGGGCGGCGGTATTTGTCGGGGTCACCAAGATAGGCAAGGCGGGGCGTTCGCGTCTCCACGAGGCTCCGGAGGCGTTCCGCGGCCCACTGGCCGAGGGCGCGCTCCTCCGGGCAGTGCGCCTGACGGATCTCGGGCGCGTCGAAGCCCGCCAGCCGCCAGCGCCAATAGCCGTAGTCGATCGTGTCGCCGTCGACCACCCGCAGCGGCTGCCACAGCGCGACAGCGGCCGGCAGCGCGATCGCGACGAGCATCGCGAGCGTGGTCGACGGACGAGGGGTGCGGGGTGAGGGCGGCATGGCCGGAGAACGGAGGCGAGGGCGCCGATCCGGCGGAGGGAACACAGCGGGCACGAGTCGAAATGGAGGGCGTTTTCGGGAGTCGAAACGGGTCTGGTCAGACTCCACCTAACCCATTGAAAGGACACTGGTCGGAGCGGGGAGATTCGAACTCCCGACCCCTTGCTCCCGAAGCAAGTGCGCTACCAGGCTGCGCTACGCTCCGCCCGACCGTGTGTCCTAGACCGATGCGCGCCAACCCTGGGGGTTCGCGGTGCGTCTGCCTAAACTCATGAAGTAGAGCGTGTTTCGTGGCTTTGATTGGTGCAATCAAAACCCAACGTGCTCTAGACGTCGCATGAGGGTTGCGCCTCGTCAGCCCGGGTGGGTGGCGAAGCGCGAGGCGGCTTTATAGCGACACGTCCCCCGGAGGGCAAGCTGATCCCGCATGTGATTTTCCACTCTCCGAGGATTGCCGTCGCGCGGCGGTGTCACTATGGTGCGGCGCCCAGCTCCCGGCCTATGATGCCGAAGGCTGCCGGATAATGGGACGTAGCCAAGTGGTAAGGCAGCGGATTTTGATTCCGCCATTCGGAGGTTCGAACCCTCCCGTCCCAGCCATCTCCAAATGTCCAGGTTGAAGCCGATTTCACGCTGTTTTCTGGCGGATTCGGCACGTGGATCGCGTTT